AGAGCGCGCGGGGCACCGGCCGGGGGCCTCTTTTTTCGTTCCAGCTTGGCCACCCCCCCTTCGGACGTGGCCACGCGGGATCGGGGTCAGCCTTGCTTGCCGCCGCCGTCCTTCACGTCCTTGACGAGGCTGTCCATGAGCTTCTTGGACGCCGCGGCGGCTGCCGCTTGCGCCTCGGCCAGCTTGCGGGCTTCCTCGGCTTCTACCTCACGCTTGAGCTGCTCCAGGAAATCGTCAGCCACGGCAGTCAACCCTTCGGTCGGGAACTGGGAATGGTGCAGGGCCATGGTCGCCTGGATCTGAATGGCGAGGGCGTCGAGATGCCCGAGGCGCGTGGTCATCCGGTCCCCGTCCTGGGGGTCCCAGTGCTTCGGGCGGTCATCCGGTCCCCGTCCTTGCGGGTCCCAGTACGTCGGGCGGGTCATCGCGCCTCCTCGGAGGTGGGCGGCGAGTATCGCATCGGCTTCGCGCAAGTCTGGCACTCGACCCAGTGGTGGGGCCGGGCCTTGGCCTTCGCGGCGGCGACAACGCAGCCGGCGCAGGCTCGCAGCTGATCCGCCGCGTCCTGGCCGAACAGGATCTTCGGCGGGACGAACCCTGGCTTGCACTTCCACGTGGTGCCGCACCGTGTGCACGGAACCCCGTCCGGTTTGCCCTCGGAGGCCAGCGCCGCGTCCCAGCATCCGAGGCAGCGGCGGAGCTTCTCACGGAGCCTCTCGGTGGAGAGCGCCCGGACTGGGCGACTCGGGTCGGTGTGGTCGAGGATCCATTCCCCGGCGCAGTTCACGCACTTGCGGGTGGTCGCGGTGCCCTCGATCCGCAGGATGACGTGGGAGGCTAGGTGCGAGCAGCGTGGGCAGGTGCAGAACTGGTCGTTCACGCCGTTGGGCTGCACGGCGGCCGGCTTCTGGGGCTCGGTGTGCTTGAAGGTCATGTGGAGCAGCGAGATCGCGGACATGACGGCGCGGCGGTAGGCGAGGATGTCGGCGATCTTCATCGGGCACCACGCTCTAGGTAGCGCGCGGCAACGGCGCGGGCGACGTCGCCGGGGAGACCGGCCGTGAACACCCGACCCGAGGGCAGATCGGCCGCCACCCAGGACCGGCCGTTTTCGCTTCCAACGGCGATCATCGGGGTGTCGTCGTCGTCCTTGATCAGGAAGTGGAGCGACCTGTCAAAGACGGAGAAGGCCATCCTTATCTGGACGATCCCGATCATCGCTGGCAGAACATCGACCTTGAGGTCGAGCTGGACGTGATCCCTGCTCATGAGGGGCTCCGGGTGTGCGGCTGATGGTACGTAATATAACGTCGCAGGCTGCGATCTTGTTACACCCGACTCAGCAGATCCACCGGTAGCACTCGGACGGCAACCCGCTGATGTCCGACTCCCACCGGCGACGCCACATCTCCTCATCGTCGATGTGCCCCCAATCGTGCGCCAACCTGATCGGCCGGTGCACGTCCCATCCCGGCCCCAACTCGTTGATCGCCAGCCAGATCTTCTTCCAGCGCGGGAAACTCACGGCTGGCCATCCATGAATCCGCCCTCCATCAGCCAGGTGTCCAACTCCACCTGCGCCTGCGCCCGCAGCCCCTCTACCCGCTCCTGCGTGAGGATCCCCGCCTCGACCAGCCGGTCAGCAACCTCAGGTGAGGCGGCCTCCACCTCGATCTTGATGTGCACCGTCACCGCGTCGTTCATGAGTGGTGCTCCTGCCACGCTTTGTGCGCATCCCAAGCCAGGGAGCCACCGGCGATAAGCGTTCCCACCACCGCGCCGGCATAGGCTGCGACCAGGCCGAACAGCTGCGTCATACCGATGCCGGTCCAGAGTCCGATGACGAGACCGACCTGGACCAGGTTGGTCAAGAACCCGACGCGCTTCACCGCGCGGCCCCCTGCCGCAGCGGGACCTGCCGCAGCGCAACAGCGGTGCGCACCGGCAGCACGCCGATTCTCAGGTCCAGGCCATCGAGCCGGCACTCCACCGGGTAGATGGCCTCGAAGCGGTGCTGATCGTCGTACCAGCCCCGGTAGCGCACCTCCACCGGCACCTCAGTGCCGCCGGGAAGCACCACCCGCACGTTCTGGGGCACCTCAGGTGGTTGCTTCGTCATCGCTGGCTCGCGTTCTGGGGCTGGGTCCAGACCGAACCGGTCTCCAGCTCCCACTCGGCCCCGATGGCGTCCAGGCCGGCGCGGGAGATCGCCCGCCAGATGTTCTTGCCGTTCTCGCCCAGCTCCTTGAACTGGGTGCCGGGCGGCGGCTTCGTCGTGCACAGCTCCATGAACTTGCCGCACACCGCGGCGGCCATGACGTCCACGTCGCTGGTGGCGACCGGGGCGGACACGGTGACCGCACGCTCCGGGCCGGTGAACACCGGCCCGATCTTCATGCCTGATGACATGGGGGCGCCTTTCAGGGCGTCGTGGGCTTGGAGTAGTCGCGGGCGGCCTGCCCGGGGATCCGCAGGGAGCGCCCGATCCGAATGGACGGGATCTCTCCCTCGGAGAGCAGGCGGTACACGGTCATCTTCGAGACGCGCCACATGACGGCGCACTCGGTGACGGTGAACAGGTCGGCGGCCTGGACGGTTTGCTCGGTCATCCGATCACGTATTCCCGGCTGTTGGTGGTGTGGGGATAGATCTGCCGCTCACCGTGGACGAAGCTCGACACTCGCCTGCGGGTGCCCTGCTCATCGAGGTTGAACTCGGTGACGCTGGCGGCCTTCACGCCGGGGTCCTTCGAGCGTTCCTTCGCCACACCCTCGGCTTTCATCCTGCTGGAGCCGGCGAACTCCATCGGCCCTTCGGGGCAAACGTCGCCGGGACGATTGCTGGTGATGTGGACTGCCCAGACGTGCGGCATTGTTGCCTCATTCGGTTGGCTGATGAACCGATAAATTCGTGCGTTTACGTCGAACGATTGGGGGTCCGTGAGGTGTGCACGATCCGGGCCTCGTCCTGATCATCTATCTGGCAGACCCGCTCGACCTCGATCGGCATTTGCCGGGGGATGAGGGTCTTCGCTACGCCTGCCGCATGCTGGAGTTCGACGTGGTCGCCACGTGGGGTGACCTTGAAGACCAGCGCCCTGTCGTCGCAGAGACGGTCGAACATGCGCACCTCGTGGCCTCGCACGAGAAGTTTGACGACGTTCACCCGAACACCTTTCTAGTTGCGCGTTGCGCCGCAACGCCACGCAGCCTACGACAGATTGTCGCGCACAGTCGTTACTCCGTTACGGCAACACCCGTCTCGGTGGACGCACAAGCATCCCGCGACTGCTCGACCAGCGCATCTCCTCGCCGGGAGTCATGACGCCCGCGCCACTGTCGGGGCAACCGGCGCGCTCTCGGCCAACTCGGCGAGGTAGAAATCGGTGCACAACCCCGGGCACAGCCACGTCTCGGCGATACCGGCCTCGGCGATGTCGATGATCAACCCGCAGCAGGCACACGGCCCCTCGTCGGGCACATGGATGTAACACACTCCCGGACCTTGCATAGCGCCTCCTAGACGGTTTCGCCTCTCGCGGACACGAAGATTTCGGTCATCCGGTGGAAACACCGGGCCAGCTCCCCGGGCAGTGATGGCACCTTCAGTGCGTGCAGGAACGCCGCCATCAGGTCCACGGCGAGGGTCTCCTCGCCCTGGGCGTAGGCCAGCACCAGGCGCACCGCGAGCCGGTCGGGGGGAGACTCACGTTCGAGCGGCCGGCTGTGGGTGACCAGGTGGCGCCGCCACCCGTGGTAGGTGTGCTCGGTCGCGCAGCGCCGCGCGAGCATCATCGTCAGCCCGACCAGGCGCACGGCGGCGTCGTCATCGCAGGGGGCGGCGCCGAGCCAGTTGCCGATGGCGTCACGGGCCGCGAGGGCGTCGTGGCGGTCGCCTTGGGTGAGGGCGGATAGGTAGTCGTTGACCAAGTCGAAGCTCCGTAGAACGCGCTCGGTCCGCTCGGTCATGACGCTTCCCGACGCGGCAGCACCGCGATCAGGGTGCGCTGGTCGATACGGATGGCGGCGGGGACGACGCACACGGCGCTGACCGGAACCCGGGCGATGATCTCGCCGAGGCGCGATCCCCGCGCCCACTGGGCTGTCCGGGTGGTGCCGTCTGGGTAGAGCAGCTGCACGAGGTGTTCGGGTTCGGGTGCGGGCTGCGGGTGCTCGGCGTGACCTGAGGCAGGATGGAGCCAGCTAGTCAGGCGTGAGCGCGTGGGGCGGCGATGACGGGCCATTGAGGGGCGGATCCTCCCGTGTGGTCTGTGTCACGGCGCGAACCATAGCGCTCGTGCGAGACAGAACTTCACACGGATGCCGTAGTTGCGACAAAACACCACGCACGACCGGGCCAGCGATCGCACCGGATCGGGCGAACTGTGTTGCCTAGCTCACACGGTTGGCGTCTAAGCTACCGGGCTCGACGTAGTCCAATCCGGCGAGGTCAGCGAGCAACCGTGCGAGGGCTCGGTCCACGCGGGTGCCTAACCTCAAGATGATCGTCGGGATCTCCCCGCCGCTCGGCGGTGGCGGCGCTGTGGCGCGGCGGGCTAATCGGGTCAGCACGTACATCACCGGCCAGCCAGCTAGGAGAAGCACCGCCAGGGCGGTCCAGTCGTCCTGGCCGAGGCGGCCGTTGCTGTCCAAGGCCAGCCCGACCAGCAACGTCAGCACAGTCCAGACGCCGAGCATGCGCAGGCAAATGTGCTGTCTGCGCCTGACGCGGGGGGAGGAGTCGGCGGGCTGGTTGCGCCGTTCGGCGACGGATATCGGCCCATCCAAGGTGTCGCTGACGGTCAACCGCGCAGCCGGCCGGCCCGGTATGCGGCGTGTGGGCTGATGTCCGTTGGTTCCTTCCATAGAAGGACCTCCCGTCCCGCGCCTCGCGGGGTACCCCGTTTCGGGCGCAGCCATACTCGCCGTTGATCTGGCCGGCGAGCGATCGTTGGGGCCATCAGGGAATCGACGGGGTCAATTCCCTGGGTCCTCCTGGGGGCGGGGTCTAGGCCGCAAAGGGGGACTCGGTTGTGTTGCATTCCGAATCAGTAAGTGCGGGCTACCCTTACTTTTGGTGGCCCGCTCGCGCCCGGCGCGAAGACCGGGAGTGTGCCCCCCAACTGAGTGAATCCTCAAGGGCACGTGAAATGAGTGCCCTGGAAGAACCGCGGCCAACGAGAGCGCGCGAAGCGGCGGCGTCATCTCGTCGGGGGCAACTAGGTCGGCAGGACGACCTTCACTCGCCTGCCGATTCCTCCTGAGAAGTACTCAGGAGGGACTGTCCCACCAGTCGAAGAGTGGCACGATCACGCGGCGCCAGCGAGCGCATGATCCTCAGCAGGTCCTGCTCTTCCTGAGATAGCTCCGACTCGGTGTAGGGCAACCCCACATCGGCGGCGAACGCGCGGACCACGTCGATCGGGTCGCACCCCAGGGCGAACGCGATATCGCTCACCGCCTCGGCGTGCGGGATGCGCTTCACCTCGGTTGAGGGCTTGAGCCAGTACCCGATCGTGTTCTCCGGTAGGCCCGCCCGGACCTCCAGCTGCCGCACGCTCGTATCAGGATGCAAGCGGCGGATCAGCTCGCCTAGCTGCCGTGATGGCACTCCCACGTCCCCCTCGTGACTCGTTGAACTAGGGGTGGTGTGCAACAAGTTTGGTGTTTCCACGGCCATGCCCCCCGACATTGCGGCGACATCATGTCATTAGGTTGCCCTGGCCTGCGTCATTTGTCATTTTTTGTCGCAAGCGGGCTGTCAGTTTGCTTAACCATGTCGCACAGGTGCACCATGTGACACCGCTAACAAGCCTCACTTGCACGCGCGAAGGAAGGAACCCCAGATGGGCTTACGGGAAGTCCGGTACGACGACCTAGACCACGCCGACGAAACCGACGAAGACCCCGTCATGACGGTTGGCTTCGGTGTGATGCAATCCAGCTTCACCGTCGACATCACGCGGAAGAACCTCCGCAAACTCATCGAGGCACTCGCCCCGTTCATCGCGGTCGGTACCTCCCACGCGCCCTGGTCCGGGTTCGCCCCGGAGCTTCAGGAAGCCCTGATCGAGGCCGGCTTCCACGAGCCACCCCAAGACGACGACGAGCCGGACACAGAGCTGGCCACGGAGCCCGGACCCATCCCCACCTCGGCCGACGTAGTCCTCGATGAGGACACCTCGATCGCGGACGAGGTCAACCAGACTGAACCCGACGAGGACGAGGACACCGAGCCGGCCCCGGCCCCGGAGGTGAGTCGAGACCCGATCACCAACAGGGCCAGCAGCGACGACAAGCCCGACAACGACGAGCTAGTCAAAGCCCGGACGTGGCTCAAGAGCAAGGGCATCTTGCGCCCCCCGCCACGGCTGTCCAACAAGATGATCGAAGCCTATCGCGCGAAGGACATCGGCCTGGTGGGCTGAGACTCTCCGCCCTTGCCCACCACATTGGCCCCGGCCCCGGTTGTGTCGACCGGAGGCCGGGGCCATCTCTGTAAAGAACCGTAAAGGAACGTCATGATCCCCGATCTTGACCAGGACGCCCTCCACGCAGCCGTCGACCTCGTTGGCCGGTCTGGCGCGAAGAGCATCGAGGTCGGCTACCTCCACGAGGGGGTACCGATCGCCGAGGCCGGCTGGTACGCCCAAGCCCAATACCAAGGCGCCCGCATCATCTCCGAGAACCACCAGAGCCCCGCCGAAGCCGCCGAAGGGCTCGCGCGCCGCCTACTCACCGGGGCCAAGTGCACCCACTGCCTCGGACTGATCGCCCTGTCCGATGCCGGCGCCCTCTTCTACGCCGGAAACCATCTGCCCGACGGGTCGCCGTTCACCGAGGCCGAAGCCCGGTCCCGGAAACAGTGCCGCTACCGCCGCGTCGGCGACAAGTGGGTCCGAGGCTGCGAGAAGGCCAAGCCGTGAAGTGGTCGGACATCGACCCGAAGGACGCCGAGCACATCAACCTTGCCGTGCGCCTGGACATCACCGCCCCGCTGAACGAGGAAGGCGAGCGCTGCCCGTGGCCGTGGGAGCCGCAGCAGCTCGTCGGTGTCCCCATGGGGATGTACCACTGCGGGTGGTGCGGCGCCATGGTCATCGCCGGCATCCCGCACGTCGACTACCGGGACACCGAGTGACCGAGAAGCTGCCCAAGTGCTCGTGCGGCGGGTCGCTGCTGCACGGGAGCTTCCTCCCAGAGGGGTTCCTCTACCAGTGCACCTGCGCCCGGCGCTGGCTACGCGCCAGCGACAGTTGGATCGAGGTGGTCGGGCTGATCCTCAGCGACGGACGAGTCCTGGACGTACAAGGAGCACCTGATGAGTGACTGCCCCGCCACCGGCGGCACGCACGCGTTCGTGCTGGACAGCATCACCGACGAAGTTGATGACCGCCGCACCAAGCACTACACCTGCCCGTGCGGCGCCGAACAAACCATCACCGGCCCAGTCGAATGCGACGGAGGCCGGAACCGATGACCGAGATCCCCAAGTTCGAGCACATCGTCCAGCAGACCGGGGACCTCACCGTCGAACGGTTCCGGGTCAAGACGGTCGACGGCTACCACATCGAGGTCATCCCGGCGATCTACAACTTCCGCATCCACACCGTGCCGGTCGACGACGGCCCGCTGGCCTGGTCCGAACGCTACTGGTGCTACGCCGGCAGCGGCCCGGACACCTTCGTCGCCGCCATCCTCGCCGCCCACGCATGGGACGGCGCCGCCGACACCGAACCCGTCGGCTGGATCAAATCCTGGGATCAACGAGTCGGAGCCAGCCATGAATGACAGGCCGCCCCTGGTCGAGGCCGAGGTCATCGCGCGGGCAGTCGGCCCGCTCAACCCGTGGGCCGACGTGGTCATGGACGAGTACGACCGCCGGGGCCGAATCGAGCAGGCCGCGATCCTGGCCGCCGAGGTGTGGCGGGCGCACCCGGAGCTGCGGGGCTGGATATCCGCGCACTTCCCGGAGCTGGCCGCGGCAATGGGCGCGCTGGCCGGCACGGTAGGAGCATCGACATGAGCGAGCTGTGCCGTGTGTGGGTCAACCTCGGAGTCGCCCTCGGCTGGACCCGACTCACCAAACCCTTTCCCCGCGACACCGCCGACATGGTCCGGTTCTCGATCGAACTCGAAACGGTCGTCCTGCCCGCGAACGCCACCGCCGCCGACCTCGCCGCCTACCTCACCGCCAAGGGGACCTGAATGGCGCTCGACGCCGGCCCGGAAGAACCCGGCGACCCAGACCCCGGATGGCGGCTGCCGGTCCTGGCCGGCATCTGGTGTGGGCTCTGGGTGATGTTCCTGGTGATCCTGTGGTGCCGATGATGGGTGAGGACGAACATGGGCGCTGACGAGATCCGCAACAAGATCGCGGAAGAGCTGTACGGGAAGCTGTGCAACGACCTGCCCCGGGGGATCGAGTACGGCGGCCCCGAGGACGGCGAAGAGCTGATCGTCACCGACGACGACGGCGAAACCGAGTACCAGGTCGAGATCGACGTGATCCTCATGCAGACGAAGCCGGAACCGGAATGGGTGCGCAAGCTCCGCAAGTCCCGGCCCATAGTCGACGGCCCGGCCCTGTGAGCGAGCCGCTCGGGTGCACCAACTGCGGGTCAACCGACCACGTGAAGCGGCTGAGCTTCGACATGGACCTGCCCGTCGTGACGCTGTGCCAGCTGTGCGCCTACTGCCTCATGGTGGGCGACCAGCAACTGTTCAAGGACATGGACTGGAGGCGGCGGCGAAAAAGCCCCACGCCCCCGGCCGTCTAAAGGGACGGCACGGGGGCGTGGGCACCCTGTCATGGGCGAGCAGTCAGGATACAACCTTCAGGCCGGGTTTCCCGTCGCGCTTGGCCTGCGCCCGGTTCATCCACGCCGCCGCCTGATCGAGCGCGACGTCGGGCATGTACCGCCGCGAGGTCTCCAGGTCGGCGTGCCGCAGCACCGACTGGATGATGTAGGCCGGGGCCTGCTGGGCGTGCAGGTCGTGCCCGACGCCGTGGCGCAGGTCGTGCCAGCGGGGCTGCGGGTCGCGCAGCCCCGCCTGGTCGCGCACCTTCTGCCAGAGCGTCCGCCACCGGTCGTAGCTCATTCGCTCGCCGCCGTAGGCGACCGCGACACCGGTGTACCAGCCGGGCCGGGCTGAGCCGGCCGCTTCCCTACCCTGCCCGTGCAGCTTCCGCTCCCGGAACACATGATCGTGCGGGCGCCCGGGGTGCCGCGCCAGCAGCTCCTGCAGCGCCTCCACGGTGTTCGGGGTCAGCGGCACCGGCAGCACCTTCTTACCCTTCGGGTAGGGCCGCTCGGTGTTGTTGCGCAGCACCACCGCGCCGACGTCCACCGAGGGCGTGCCGTTGTGGTACTCGCCGGTGAGATCGAGCTGCTGCCAGCGCAGCGCGATCACCTCGCCCAGGCGCAGCCCGGAGTGACGAGACAGCAGCACCGCCGGGCGGGCGTAGTAGGGCATCAGCGACATCAGCAGCGCCACCTCATCGTCGGTGGGGACGCGGGTGGGCTTGCTGGTGCGGACCCGCCCGAGGTGGATCCCGTGGGTGGGGTCGCTGCTGCGCAGCCCGTCCTCCATGGCGGCCTTCATGACCGAGCGCATCACCCCGAGGCGGTTGACCCGGCTCCCGTGTGACAGGCCACGCTGCTCCCAGTTGGCCAACGCGGTCAGCACCATGGCCTTGCTGATCTTGGCCGCGGCCACACCGGCCGGCAGCGCCTTGGCCCAGTGGCCACAGAGCCGCTCGCGGCCATAGCGGGTGTCCCACTCGCCGCCGGCCGTGGCCGCCCACGTGGCCGCGTACTCGGCGAAGGTGGTCGCGGCCCCGGCCACCTGGCCGTTGATCTTGGCCACGTCCTCGGCGGGCATGGCCGTGGCCGGCAGGTGGCCATCGAGCACCTCTTGCATGTGCCGCATCCACCGCTCGGCCAGCTCGAACTGGTCCGAGGGGAAGGTCTTGGTGACCCGGCCGCCGCCGGGTTTCTTGGCCCAGCCGCGCCAGCTACCGGAGGGCAGTTGCTCGGGGCTGCGGACGCCCTTCTGGCGTCCCGGCGTTGTCGCCATGTTGATCTCCTAGGGCTGATTCTAGGGCGGTTTGTCCCACGCACTGTCCCACGATCTTCGCAGAGATCGCAAATTACCTACTCTGACCTGCGTATATAATGTCCCATGCATGAAAGTCCCGAGGTTGCCGTGAACGTAGTACCGACCACCTCTGACCTGCGCGTATATCCGGCGATACCGGTCTGACCTGCGACAACGCCCACCATTGCACACCGGCGCCCACTGGCGCACACCCCCGCATGACCCATTTGGGGGGCTGTTTGTCCCACGTGGGATGATCATGGGACGGTGGTTTTGTGTCGATCCGCACCCATCCGTAGGCATGATCGCTGCGTCGTGATTTGACATAGAACGGCGGCCAGCGGCACAGTTTGACCATGGACAACCAACCGACGATGTACGACCTCGAAGCCGTGGCCAAGATCCTCAAGACATCCCGGCGGACCGTCGAGCGCTACATCGCCAACGGCGACATCGCGGCCATGAAGATCGGTGGCCGCCGCATGATCGAGGCCACCGAGATCCGCGACTTCTTCGCCCGGCTCCGCGTGGCCGCGGCCAGGGAGCGCGCGGCCAACTCCCGCGCGGCCAAGAAGCGCGTCGCCTGAAATGGCCGCGGCCAAGATCGACGGCCACGAGGCCGCGGCCATGGCCACGCGGCCACGGCCGGCCAAGGTCGACGAGAACCGGCTCAGGCGCGCGGCCAAACGGCAGGGTCTACGTCTGACCCGGTCCCGCCGCCGCGACCCGCTCGCCTACGACTACGGCCTCTACACGCTGAGCGGGCCGGGCGGCCCCCTGCTCCAGACCGAGGACCTGGCCGAGATCGAGCGGGCGCTGACGGATCCGTACGCGGTCAAGGCTCACTGGCAGAGCCACCACGACGCCTTGGGGCGCACCCTCCCGCCGTCGGTCATCCAGGCAACCGCAACGGCACCCCGCGAGCGGATCATGTGCGAGCACCGGTTCACCAACGGGAACTTCGAGGTGTGGGAGTGCAGCCCCGGTGAGCCGTGGACGATGACGAAGCGCGGATGGCGAGAGCAGGGATGCTCACCTCTCAGTGAGGCGTGACTCCACGTCCCTGCGCTTGGTCCGGCGTTCTCGACGCCGCATCTGCCGCTTGATGCCCGAGCGCACGCCTGGCTTCTTCAGGTAGCAGTAGCCGATGTTGTAGAGCACATCCCACTCGGCGCCCGTGAGGCAGCCCGGCGTGCGGTGTCCCATCATCGCCGGCCCTCCTTCCGTGGTAGCGGGGGCGGGATTCGAACCCGCGACTTCAGGGATATGAGCCCTGCGTGCTACCGGCCTGCACTACCCCGCTGTGTGGTTGCCCCGCCGGCCGGCTGAACCCAAGGCGGGCCGGCGGGGTTGGTGTGATCATGCCACGTCGTGCGACACGCCTTCACGCACGGCACGCGTGACTTCATGTCGCAAGTTGTGTCAGAATCTCACTCGTTGCCCGCATCGTCCGCCCCCCGCGAACGGCGGGCGACACGCAAGGAAGGTCGCGGACCGAGGATCTTCTCGCCCCGCCCGAGGTCCCTCAAAATCCTGGGTGGATGTGCCCGGGAGCCCTCGGTCCGCGACCCCATGTACAGCCCGTCGATAGCTGGGAGCGGTTGACGGGTGGCGCCCCCACTGGTCGGGATTCGAGGCCGGCCGGTGGGGGCGCGCTCATGTCCAGATGATCTCGGCGACCTCGTCGAGACTGATCGGCCGCCAGTCCCGCACGTCCACCCCGACGTTGATCTGTTTGTCGAGCTGCGCCCACGCGTCGTGTACGTGCCCGCACAGCAGCCACTCTCCGAGGTTCCGCAGCCGGAACTGCTCGTACCGGTCCTTGCCGCCCGGGATGTGATCGCCCACGTAGGGCAGGTGGCACAGCAGCACCGACTCCCCGCAGAGACGGCGGCGGGTGAACGGTTGGATCGAGTCGAACACCTCCAGCCACCGGCACTGATGCTTGTACGCGTCCCGGTGACCCGGCCACACCGGATCATGGTTCCCGGTGATCAGATGTTTGGTGCCGTGCAGGCTGTCGACCAACTTGAGACCGGCCTCCCGATCACCCATGGCGACATCCCCGAGGTGCCACACCTGATCCTCCGGGCGCACCACCGAGTTCCACCGCTCGGCCAGGAACGCGTCGTGCTCGGCGACCGTGGCGAACGGCCTCCACCCTTTGCCGGTGGCGGCCATCGCCGCATGCCCGAAATGGGTGTCCGCGGTGAACCACACCTGACTCATAGCGACGTCACCACCAGCAGCAGCACGATCACCATGAGCAGCAGCAGAACCGGGCCGCTCATGTCGCCACCAGGTGGATCGTGATCAACGTCTTCCCGTGGTCGCGCTGAAGGGAATGACCGACGGCGGCGAGGTGCTTGTTGCACGCCCAGGACACGACGGCATCCCCGTAGCGGTCCAGGCGCCACGTCGGCTGCTCGTCGCAGATCGCGCACAGGTACGCGAGGCTCATGGCAGCTGTCGTTCCCACGAGTGACCGCAGAACATGCACGTCCGCTTGGCCATGCGCGTCCCGGCGCGTGGGTCGCCGAACCCCGAACAGTCGATCCAACCGTCGTCCAGGTCCGGGAGCCGGCGGCGCTGGAACTCCACAACCTCGACCGCGTGGTGGCCCATGCACGCGCACTTTGGGCAGGTGGCCAGGGTCTCGGTCTCGTCGCGGGGCTCGGCCAGCCGGCGCAGCTCGGCGTCGTTGAGCGCCTTGTTGAACCCCTCGGTGTAGGCGAACCCGGACGCGGTCATGGCGTCGGCTGCCACGGGAACCCCTCCTCGTCGTCGTCCACCCACTTCAGGTCGGTCAGCTCTTTGACGAAGCTGGTCAGGTACACGTCGTGCAGCACGTAGGTCTGCGTGGCCGTGGTCTCGTCCTGGTAGGTGATGATCACGTCCTCGTAGGAGTCCGCGCAGGTCTCGCAGTAGCCGGACTGGATGTGCTCGGAGTCCACCGAGATCACCTGGTCGACCCGCCGCACGCCCCGCTTGCCCAGCCAATACTTGACCACGTCCAGAAAGCTGACCTGGCGCGGCGTCATTTGTCCCACCACCGGCGCCGACCGTCACGGAAGATCGAGGCCACCTCAACCAGCGCCAGGCAGATGATCATGGTGGCCCAGTAGCCCAGCGCCGGCACCTCGGGGCGGTAGGTGTTGACCACGTCCAGCCCGATCATGACGATGTAGGGCCGCAAGAACAGGGTGATCAGCCAGGCGATCGCCCTGTTCTTCAGGTCGTCCTTGTCCCGCTCCGGGGCGACGGGCTGCACACGCAGCAGCCCGCCACTCCGAAGCGGCGACGTTGTCGCCGTCACGCCGCCGCGCCGATCCACGGCCACGTCGCGTCCCGGCCGGCCTCCAGCAGCGGGATCATCCGGAACGCCTGATCCGACAGGCCACCGAACGTGTGCCGCTGCCCGGACCCCGACGGGGCGTGGCCCATCTGGTAGCCGGCGAGGTTCCACGTGTACATGGGCACGTGCTGGGGCAGCACCTGGCCCGGGTCGCCGCCGTAGTAGCCGTAGCTGGCGGCCTGCTCGTCGGTGACGATCACAACCCGGTCGTGGGCGGCGTACCACTTCTGCACCGCCGCCTGCGTGTACGTGCCGCCCATGCTGTGGAACCGCTGCAGCACCGGCAGCACCGACTCGCCCGCCCGGTACCGCACCAACTGGCTGCCCGTCCCGAACTCCACCAGGTCACCGCCGCTGCGCATCGCCAGGCAGGTACCGAAGATCGCCGCCGCGTCCGCTCGCGTCAGGTCCGAACGCGCGGACAGGCTGGACTCCATCGACCCCGACCGGTCCACCAGGACCAGCGTGCGACCCCGCAGCGTGGGCACGTTCTGCAGGCACAGCTGAAGCGCCCGCTCCAACGCCCACGACCACCGCAGCGACGGCGCCGCCCGATACGCGGACAGGAACCGCATCGGCAGCTGCCGGGACCGGGCAACCTCGGCCGAGTCGGCGAGCTTGTTCGACACCTGCGCGGCGACCTCATCGGACACCCCGGCCTGGTCGAAGTTACGCAGGTTGCGGAGCAGGGCCATGTAGCCCATGTTCGGGATGATCGCCTCCCACGCCTTCGCGTCCATCGGCCCCTGCAGCCAGCCCGCGAGGGACTCCCACGTCATGCCCGCCAGCCGCAGCCGAACCGGCTCCAACGCGTCACGGCGCTCGTTGACCGGCATCGCCATCAGCGCCTTGCGCCGAGTCAGCGTGGCCAGGGAGTCCGGGATCTCGACCTCGGGCCGGTAGGGCAGGGACGTGATGTACTCGAACAGGTCGTGCTGCCACTGGCCCTTGATCTCCTGCCGGGAACCGCGCCGGTCCCCGGGGTGGGTCAGGTTCAGCACGTCGGCGAACCGGAACCCACGGCCCTCGGAGTCCCACTTCAGGTACGACATCTCGTTGCCCATCCGGATCACCGCATCGCCGATGCCCCGCTTGAGCGGCATCGGGAGCTTCCGGCCGTACCGGGACGTCCAGTAGGCGAGCAGCTCGCCGGGCTCGTCCGCGCGCTGCAGCACCGAGGCGATGACCTGCCGGCTACCCGGGACGTTGTTCGCCAGCGACTGGGCGGTGTACTCGGCGGCGCCCACGATGGACGCGGTGCGCATGTTCCCCGGGCCACGCAGCCAGCTCAACAGCTGGGCGGTCCACTCAGGGTCCTCGACGGTGGCCAGCCGGATCAGCTGGGTGAACCGGTCATCGCGCTGCCCGCCGCGCTCATAGAAGGTGTCCTCGCCGACCATGTTGTGCACCGCGAGCAGGAAAAGCTCACTCTTGGTGTCACGCGCATAGCCGGGGCCGCCCTCATGGGTGCGCCCGCTGACCTTCTCAACGGTGATGATCGGGGAATGCGTCGCCGGCCGCACCGTGCCGGTGTTGAACTTGCTCACTGCTCTGCCTCCTGGTTGTAGGAGGGAGCGTCACAACTTCCCTGCAAGGGTGGTTCCGAGATCAGAATCGGAGTGACGGAGCACGAGCCATTCGTGCGTCATGAGCGGACCTTGCGGGCGCCCATGACTGGATTCGAACCAGCATTCCCAGAAGGAGCCGTCGTCCAGCGCAGCGGAACCACTATGCAGTTAGGAGGCGACCCCGAGATTGAACTGATTGGTGGCGGTGACCTGGGGGATTCGAACCCCCTCAATCCGGCCTTGCCCGAAGGCTTCGACCCGATTCTGTCATCCGATGCAAGAAGTAACCGCAACCTGCGCAACGGGATCGCTATGGAAGTTTCAAGGAGAGATCCCCGAGGTCAACCATCTTGAACGGCGGACCGGTAGGCCCCGGCGGTCCTACCTCACAGTGTTGACCGACTGCTAGCGGGTGGTGCTGTCGCCGAAGTATCCGCAGCTCATCGCAGCGGGGATCTCTTCAGAACCTGAGGACACCGAGGTCAAAATCGGCGGTACCAATATGCGCTCCACCAACTGAGCTAATTCCCGGCTAGGCCGGGAATACGGGACTCGAACCCGTGACCTCATCCTTTCAAGGGAAGTAGGTATCGCCTTCGCAGCGGTGTCCTCTTAAGTTGTGTGTCGAGAGCCCCGAGATCAGGATGCGGTGACGGAAACGTGTCGCGTGCTGTCGTTACACTATCTCCCCACGTGGTGGAGAGACCAGGAATCAAACCTGGACTACGCCCTCCCAAAGGAAGTATCCGTCGGTGCGGCGCAACGGGACTCTCTGAAGTTGTGACGCCCCCGAGATCAAGGTTGCTCGGTCCGGTTTTGTTTCTTTTAGCAGAAGAAGTAACCGGGTTGAGCTTCGCAACGGGAACGCCAGGAACCGTAGCGGCGGCATGCGTAAATATGCGAGCCGGTTACCTACCGCTCACCTGCGAGAATGCGCCGCTCGTCGTTATAGTCGGCCAGAATTATATTTAGAGGGTCAGACGCCGCCGGTGATGGATCTGGCGATCTGCTGCACGGCGAACTGGTCATCGGCGCTCATGCCCGTGTAGCGGCGCAGCAGCTCAGTGGCATCGGGGTTGACCATGGCCCGAGCCAGCACCTCGCGGGTCTCGACGGTCATGCGCCGGTACATCCACAGCAGCCGTTCCTCATCAGCGTTAGGTCGCGGCGCCTGGGGGAGCGGGGTACCGGAGTCGGCGGCGAATGCCTCGACGACTAGCTCGGTGTCGCACCCGAGGACGCGGGCGATCTCCTTGCACGTGTCCGTGGATGGGATGCCCTTGACGTCGGTGCCTGGGCGCAGCCAGTAGGCGATCAGGTTGTCGCCGGCCCCGGCGGCGCGGACGAGTTGGCGCACGCTGACGCCTGGGTGCAGCTCGGCAATGAGCGTGCGGACGTGCTCGGCTGGCATGCGTCCTCCACTACTGGGTGATTCAGCGCCTCTGGGTTTCGGGGACCCATCGTCGCTGGTCGGCGACCCTATCCACTACGACATCGTGCGACACGGTGCGTCACCGCGCAACGCGAGTGTACCGCATGTCGTGCGTCGTGGTTTGACATGAAGGTCCGCGTGTCGGCATCGTGCGTCACGTTGATCCACGACGCACACGAGGAGCGTTAGCTTGCCTCCCGAGACTGCCAGCCGCGACCTTGACCTGGGAGAACAGGCACAGGCCAGCGGCGAAGAGATCGAATCGCTCAAGGAGCTACGGCGCCGGGTCACCAGTCCCATCGTGTCGTTGAACGACACAGCCGAGATCCTCGGCGTCACCCGCCGCACCGTCTACCGGCGCATCGCCGACGGCGACCTGATCGCCGTGCAGCTGTGGGACCGGACGTTCGTCCGCCGAGACAGCCTCGTCGCCTACCTGGTGCGGCTGTCCGACGAAGTCCACGCCGCGCTCGCCGCGGTCGATCCACACGCAGCTGCCTGAAAGGCGCCGGGTCGGCGATCAGCCGCGCCACCAAGGACGCCGCCGACCCGACGCGTCACAAACCTACCGCACGCAGGAGAAACGCAGTGAAGCTGTCCGGATCCCTGCCAGGCGATGACCGCAACGGTCTGTCCGCGCTGGCCACCCAGATGCTCGACAACCCCGAGGCCACGCACATCGTGGTCGCCGTCATCGACTGCACCAAGATCACCACCGATGTCGCTTCCGGTGACGTCGTCCCCACCGCCCGCATCTGCGCCATCGAAGCGTTCTCCGGGGCCACCGCCGACGCCGCCGAGCTACGCCGCCTCTGGCGCCGCGCCTACGAACGCCGCACCGGCAAGGTCGAACTCCCCCTGGAGCTGGAGCGCGAACTCGACGCCATCACCGTCACCGAAGACGACGACGAAGGCGAGCAGTGAACAAGACAGGTGCGCGACGTCTCGTCGGTGTCGTAGCCGCCGCTGAGTACGCCGACGTTAGTCCGCGCACCGTTCGCTACTGGATCGCGCAAGGTCGGCTCCCCGGTTACCGAATGGGAGCGAAGCTCGTCAAGGTCGATCTCAACGACATCGACGCACTCGCCCAGCAGATCCCGGCTGCGGGGGGCGAGCAGTGACCGGCGCGCCCGAGCGCAAACCGTTCGGGCGTGACGCGCTCGCCGCGCAGCTACGGGAGGCGTGGTTCTACTCCGACTCCTACCCCCACAACCAGCGGTGGAACGCCGTCGCGGACGCCGCCTACGCGGCCATGGCCGCCACACCCACCGACGAGGACACCACTGACGTCGATGAGGAGATCCGCCTCATCGCGCTGTGCCTCGACGTCCTCGACGGCGTCGACCCGAAGACCTCCAGCCGGGTCCTTCGCTACGTCACCGAGCGCGTGACCGCCCAGCTCTACCAGCAGGCCGCCCCTCAGCCCGTCCAGCCCTTCTAACCCCCGAAAGGCCACCTCGATGTACCGCACCCCCCGTACCGCGGCACTGTCGCTGATCACCGTGTCCCTGATCGGGCTGGTCGTCCTCGCCGCCATCGTGTTCGGCCTCTGGGAGGCCGGCTGGTGGTTCCGCTCCCAGGACGCCCAGCGCAACGGCCAGGTCTCCCAGAACAGCTACGGCTACCAGGAAGCCCACAAGGACCAGCTCGCCAACCAGATCTCCTCGATCAAGGCGATCGACGTGCAGCTCGCCGGCATGAAGGACCCCAACCAGCTGGCCGCCCTGGAGGCGCAGCGCCGCGCCGAACTCAACGAGGCGTGCCGCACGAGCGATCAGATCACCCAGCTGCCCAACGACCAGGCCCTGTGGGTCGGCCAGAACTGCGGGCACTGACCATGCGGAAGATCCTCGTAGTCCTCGCCGCCGTCGGTCTCCTGGCCGGGTGTGACTCCACCCCGTCGGCGGCCCGCGCGGAAGGCGCTGCCCAGGAAGACGTCAGCCAGCAGCTTGTGCACAACCAGCCCATCCCCGGGATCAGGTTCTCCCAGATGCGGCAGAACCTCATCGAGATCGAGCAGGCCGAGGCGAAGGGTGTGCAGACCACCACCTTCATGTTCGGCGGCTATTTCTCCGACCCGGTCCAGGTCTGCCCCTCTATCGGCGTCCCGATCCCGAACACGGCGTCGCTGTCCAACCCCGACCAGCCCCTCAACGCCGGCTACCACGACACCGCCGTGATCGCCCAGATGGACCCCAACGGGGTGTACGCCCCGGCCTCATCCAGCGGCACGTTCGTGCAGTGCGTTGACGGCAAGGGCCAGGTCGAACCGGTCTACGCCGAAGGTGTCGTGCACTCCGTGTTCGGCCCGGCGACCTGGGACTACACCCACCACGCCGTCGTCATGACCGGCCCCGCGAGCTTCCAGTTCACCTCGGGACAACCGCGGTGAGCGGCTGGGCCGACGAACGCAAAGAGACGTGGCGCCAAGAACGCCTCGCCGCCCGAGTGCTCGTCGATGGCCGTCTCGTCGCGCCGCTGCCGCCGAAGCACCACGGCCGGCACGCCACCTACGTCAATCACGGCTGCCGCTGCGAACGGTGCGGCGCGGCCAACGCCGCCTACTGCGAGAGCTGGCGGGCCCGCTACCTGGAGGAGTGGGGCCGCCCCTACCGCGCACGAAAGAAGACGTCATGACCAAGGTCAATGTGGGGGACATCCTCCGCGTGAAGCGCGACGGCGGCGAGGAGCAGGACCTCATCGTCATCAACGCAAACCCCAACGGTTCTTTCTCGGCGCGCCCCCTGACCCAGAAGGAGCGCGACGGGCGCGAGTTCGCGGGCTACCTGGAGCAGCTGGTCAAGGCCGTCCGCGAGGGCAAGCTTTACGACTGGAAGATCGAGCGGAAGTTCAACTACGGCGTCACCACGGACACCAACATCTCGCTCTCTTTCAAGGGCCAGGTGTCATGAGGCGATTCGTGGGCTACCGACCCAACCCACCGCAGGAGTACTACGCGGCCGGCGCCGCGAACGCACCCGACCAGCCGCAATACCAGGGTGTGGAGTTCGACGACGGGACCGTGGTCTGCCGCTGGCTGACCGAGTACCGGTCGCACTCGATCTGGGCCAGCTGGAGCGACTTCTACGCCATCCACGGCCACCCCGAGTACGGCACCCGGATCGAGTGGCTCGACTGGCCCGACGCGACCCCGGCCGCACCGTTCTGCCGCTGCGGCCACGCCGAGTCGGAGCACGGCTACAACGCCGGCCGCCGGTGCCAGGCCGCGCAGCCGGACCGGTGCAGCTGCCAAGGCTACGGGGCGGGGGCCCGGTCGTGACCGCTGAGACGTGCGCGGAGTGCGACGGCCCGCTGGGCCGGCACGCGCCCGAACTCGAAGGGCGCCGCTACTGCTGCGACGACTGCGTGGCCTTCCACCGTGTCGACCGGTCCGGTGATGCGTCATGACCGCCGTCGTCCCGCGGGTCCCCGACGTGATCGCGGCGAAGGTGCAGCGGCTACGCCGCGCCGGGCACTCGGCCGTCGTCGTCTCGGGTGCCGCGCTGAGCATGGTCGTGCCGTGCCGGGCGTGCGACACGAACACCCGCCACTTCGCCGACGTGATCGTGAACGTCGCGTTCCACACCGACATCTGGACCTTCCCCATCCAGCGCCTCGAAGGGCGCAGCACCCCGTGCTGTTGGGGCGGCCTGTTCGAGTACCTCGACGAGGTCGAGCACGAGGAGATGTTCGAGGGCGTCACGATCGAGGTGCCCGCCCCATGACCCGTCGCCAGGCCGAGAAGCTCGGCTACTTCACACCAGGCAGCGAGCCGTGGCACGCCATCCGGGCCGGTGGGATCGGTGGCAGCGAGATCGCCGCAGTGATGGGGCTGTCCCCGTGGACGAGCAAGTTCACGCTGTGGCACCTCAAGAAGGGCACCCTGGCTGCCCCGGACATCAACGACCAGCCGCACATCGAGTGGGGCCACCGCCTCGAAGACGTCGTCGCGCGCAAGTTCGCCGAGAGTCACCCCGAGTGCAAGCTGCGCCTGGGTGGCACGTGGCGCAACCGGGCGCGGCCCTGGCAGATCGCCAACCCCGACCGGCTCCTGACCGGCGGGAGCCTGCTGGAGGTCAAGACCGCCAACGCCAACGCCGCCTGGGAATGGGGTGAGACCGGCACCGACACGATTCCGGTGCACTACCGCTGCCAGGTCCTCTGGTACATGGACACGCTCGGCCTGGACGCCGCCTGGGTGGCGGTCCTGATCGGCGGCAGCGACTACCGCGAGTACCGCATCGCCTACGACATCAACGAAGCACAGTTGATGCGCCAGGCCGCCGACGAGTTCATGGTCACGCTCGACCTGGACGAGCGGCCCGACATCGACGACTCGGACTCCACCTACCAGAGCGTGCGGGAGCTGAACCCGAACATCGACGGGTTGGACAAGGAGATCCCGGAGCACCTGGCCGCGAAGTACGTGACCACTTGTGAGGCGTTCGAGGCCGAGAAGCGGGCCAAGATCGCGGTGTCCTCGGAGCTGCTCGACGCGATGGGCAGCGCCCGGTACGCGATGTGCAACGGCGACAAGATCGCCATGCGCGCGGCGGTGCGCGGCGGGACCCCGTTCCTGCGTCCGCTCTACGCCCGGTCGGTCGCGGCATGAACCGCGACATGTCCGGGCTGATGGTCGGCGGCGCGTTCCGGGTGACGTGGGCGGCCGAGGCCGCGGAGCTGCGCGCGCACCCGGGCGAGTGGCGGATGTTGGTCAAGCGCGACACCCGGACCGGCGCGTACACGTGCGCCAGCCAGATCAACCGGGGCGTGCTGACGTCGTTCCGCCCGGCCGGCGACTTCGAGGCGCACCGCCGCGACCGCGAGGTCTGGGTGCGCTACCTCGGCGACGGGGCGCTCCCGTGACGGCCCTGTGGACCCGGTGTGTGTGCGGCGCCCTCGGGTGGCGGTACCTGACCGCCGCCGGCTCTGGGTGGCGCTGCTGGTGCGGCGCGCACCGACCGGACCAGCCCGATTTGACCGAGGCGAGGCTCGTTCAGCTGCCCGCCCAACTCGAGCTTTTTGATCTTGAGGAGACAGCGTGACAGAGACAATCGGCAGCGCAGTCGCCAAGCGCGAAGACGGACCGGCCGCAATGGTCCGCCAGTACCGCAAGGACTTCTCCGAAGTGCTGCCCAGCCACATCAACGCGGCCACCTGGGTTCGGCTCGCCCAGGGCGCGCTGAAGAAGGGGAAACGGGTCGACGGGAATCGCACCGAGCTGGAGATCGCGGCGGCGAACAACCCGGCCGCGTTCATCCTGGCATTGCGTGACGCGGCGCGACTCGGACTGGAACCCGGGACCGAGGAGTACTACCTGACACCGCGCAAGGTGAAGGGTCGCTCGGAGATTCTCGGCATCATCGGCTACCAGGGGTTCATCGAGCTGATGTACCGGGCCGGCGCCATTTCCTCCGTGGTCGCCGAGTGCGTCTACGTCAACGACAAGTTCCAATACCGACCGGGTGTGGACGAGCGCCCGGTCCACGAGATCGACTGGGACGCCACCGACCGGGGCAAGCTGCGCCTGGTCTACGCCTACGCGGTGATGAAAGACGGCGCGACCAGCAAGGTTGTCGTACTGAACCGACAAGCCATCGCGGTGATCAAGAAGAGTGCGCAGGGCGCCGAGTCCGAGTACAGCCCGTGGCAGACCAACGAGCCGGCGATGTGGCTCAAGTCGTCTGTGCGGCAGCTGGCGAAATGGGTTCCGACCTCCGCCGAATATCGCCGCGAGCAGATCCGCGCGGGACTGCAGGCTACCCGGGATGTTGAAGGGGCCGCTGTCGACGCCGGGTTCCGCGTGGACGAAGTCCCCGACGTGTCGCACCTGTCTGAGCTGCGCGACGACGACCCGGACGTGATTGACGGCGAGGTTGTCGAATGAGCGGCGGGTTTGAGCTGAAGGACGTCACGAACACGGGGGTTCGGCAGAACGCGGACCTCGACTGGGACGTATTCGTGGAATCCCCGGAAGGGCTGCGACTTTACGCGACATGCCCGTACGAGCAGTACGCGAAAGACGTGGCGCGGGCATTGCGGGTACACGCCAACGCGCTCCGGATGATGCCCGACTTCATCGAATTCACCAAGAAGCTCACCCGGGACACTCAGAAGGAGATGCTCGACGATGAGTGACCACGCCGAGACCGCGATCGACCAGCTCCGCATCGCCGACAACATCGACCCCCACACCTACAGCGACCCCGACCGCACGATCAACTTCCACCTCAGGGCCGCCACCGTCCACGCCATCCTCGACGTCGCCGACGCCATCCGCACCGCCGGCCTGGGCGGCTGGTCCGCGCTCGACGCCCTCGCCCAGGCCGAGCAGCTCATGCCCGTGAGCAGGTCGCGGCCATGAACGTGCAGACAACCAGAGTCGAACTGCTCACCGCCGAGGTCCGCACCCTGATGGTCGGCGACCGGCAGGTCACCATGTCGATCTACCACCAGCTCGACTGGGTCGACCCGCGTGAGATCGAACCGTTCGGGCGGGTGCACTCCAAGGCGCACAAGTTCCCGGCGGTCGAGGTCGTCGGCAGCCGCGACGGGATCCTGGTGCGGTCCTACCTCCGTAAGGACAACTGGGCCCGAGGCGCCCAGCCCAGCTTCAAGATGCCCGAGGGACCTACACGCGACCTACGCGCGCAGTGGGAGACCCTGCCGCTGATCGTCCTGGCAGGGCTGCGGTGACCCGCCATGCGAAGGCTGCGAGCACGCCCGGAGACACGCAGTCATTCGCGTCACTACGCCGCCGCGCGGGACGGCGAGCTGCCCGCCGACGCACTCCCGACCCGGCAGCGGTGGCGGCTGGTCGCCGAGCTGCACGCGTGTGGCTGGACGGACTCGGACATCGCGGAGTGGACCCGCATGACGACCTACACGTCCGCCCGGATCCGGGAGGGGATGGGGCTGAAACCGAACAGGCGCCCGGAGGTGAGCGAGACGTGACTTGGTTCAAGATCGACGACGGCTTCGACAATCACCCGAAGATCATCAAGGTCGGGAACGCCGCCGCCGGGCTGTACGTGCGATGCGGCGCTTATTGCGCAAGGCACCTCACGGATGGCTTCATCTCGAACGAAATTTGTCGCCAGTATGGAAGCAAAAGGCTATTCATGCTGCTGGTCAAAGAGGGCCTCTGGGAGCCGACAAGCGACGGGTACATCATGCACGACTACTTGTCGTACAACCCATCCCGCGCGGAAGTTGAGGCTGAGCGGAAAGCCGCAGCTGAAAGGCAGCGACAGTCCCGAGAAAGGCGCAGGAGTCACGCCGTGAGTCACGCCGTGACAGGGGCCGATGTCACGCGTGACTCACAGCGTGAGTCACGCCGTGAGTCACGCGTTACGTCACGCCGTGAGTCACAGGACCCCGACCCGACCCGACCCGACCCGACCCCAACTACATCCGCTGATGACTTTGAGAGGGAGGGTTCAACTTCTGCAGCCGGCGCAACTTCGGCGCCGCGCGAGCGCGGCCCCCGCGGCAGCCGAATCCCCGACGATTTCGAAGTCACTCCGTCGATGGTCAGCTGGGCTCGGGAGAACGCGCCGCACGCCAACGGCCGGGTCGAGACCGACAAATTCCGGGACTACTGGACCGCGAAGTCGGGAAAGGACGCCACCAAGATCGACTGGTCCGCGACGTGGCGGAACTGGATGCGCACCGCCGAGGAGCAGGCCGGCCGAACCAACGGCACCGCCCGCAACGCCGAGCGGATCCCCACCACCACCGCCCGCGTCGCCGCGATCGAAGCCCTGAAGATCCCCGAGGAATCATGATCACCTGGAACGAGGTTGCCGACCTGCTCAAGCTCTGCGCCGTCTACGACCAGCGCACCGTCGGGTCCGAGGACATCCAAGGCTGGCTGCTCGTCGGCCAACACGCCCGCTGGACCAAACGCACCGCGCAACGCGTCATCGTCGAGCACTACGCCAGCGGCGCCGGGAAGCCCCGGATCACCCCGGCCCAGGTCAGCGACAGCCTCCGCGTGCTGCGCCGCAAAGCCGCCGACACCTTCGAAGACCCGGTGATCCCCGAAGGGTTCACGGGCGGCGCCCAGTACGTGCACTGGTACCGCCAGCAGATGCGCGCCCACGTCGATGCGCTGCTCGACCGCTGGGCCGACGGGGAACCGATGCCGACCGGCCCGCCCACGGTCGAGCAGGGCACACCGAGGCGCGTCCTCGAAGCCGTCAAGACCGTTGCCGCGACCACCCGGATCCCCGAGGAGGACGAATGATCATCGGCTGGGACGGGATCGGGATCATCGCCGCCATCAGCCTCGCCGGATTCTTCATCGGCCTGTGGATCGGGGCGCGGCTATGACCGGCCTGACCGAGACCGAGTGGACGCTGGACGTGTTCGTCGCCGGCCGCCCGGCACCGCAGGGCTCGAAGATGGCCCGCCCGATCTACCGGGGCCGAGGCGACGCGAAGGTGTTCACCGGGAAGGTCGCCCAGGTCGAGTCGTCGAAGTCCGGGGTCAACGAGTGGCGGGCCGACGTCCGCCAGGTCGCCGGGGATGCCTGGGGTGACCGGGCGCCGCTGGACTGCGCACTGATCCTGGACCTGGAGTTCGTCCGGCCGCGTCCGGCCGGGCTACCCAAGACGAAGCCGACGCCACCGCACACGAAGCGCCCCGACAGCTCGAAGCTGACCCGCTCCACCGAGGACGCGCTGACCTCGGCCGGGGTGTACGCCGACGACTCCCGGATCGTCGACCTGCGGGCACGGAAGCGCTACGCCGAGATCGGCGAATCCCCTGGGTGCCGCATCCGGATCGCCATCGCATGAACGACCCGATCACCGCCCTGATTTTCGGCGCCTGCTACCTGGCCACAGTCGCCGTGCAAACCATGTGGCTGGCCAGGCTTTCCGATCAAGTTCACCAACTCCGCGCGGACCTAGATCAGGTCCGCCGGGACCGCTGAAGGGAGACAACCCGATGTCCGTGAAGATCCTGTCCAAGGCCGACTTCGACGAAATCGTGGTCGAGACCCAGGACGCCGACAAGTCCGGCTGGAGCAAGATCGACTTTGCCCAGCTCAAGCCGGCGACGCTGACCCTGAAGGGCACCTGGAACGCCGCCTTCGACCCGGCCAGCCTCAAGGCACTCCTGGCGCCATTCCCGTTCGAGGCGCCGATGCGGCCTGACGTCCAGCTCGACGAGCTGCTGACCCAGATCGAGGGGTTCACCACCGGCGACCAGCTCGCCCGGTTCTTCTTCGACCAGGGCGTGCGCGGTTTCCAGACCCAGCCCGGTGACTGCCCGTTCGCCAAGTGGATCAAGGTGGTGACCGGGAAGGACTTCCACGTCGGCAGCCGGTGGATCACCCGGCCCGAGGACCCGACCGGCCCGGCGGCGGTGCTCAACTCGGGGTCCCGCGAGTTCGTCACGAAGTTCGACCTCGGCTGCTACCCGCAGCTGGTCCAGGGCCACCAGCGCAACGTCGTGACCCAGTGCCCGTGTGACCTCTGCGCCTCGCTCAAGGTCGTGACGTTCGAGGCGGCCTGACATGCGAGAGCGCCCCGTCCAGGGGGCTGGGCGGGGCGCTCTCTTGGCTGGACAACCCGTGGTCACCGCTCGCGGCGCGACCGTCACCGATCGTACGACGGGAGTGGTCACCGATGCATGCATGCCCCTGCGAGTGCCATGGCCGCTGGCAGCACCCCTGCTCGATCCAGGGCGGCTGCGGTCACCTGCACAATCCTCGCCCCGCCGAGCCGGCGCGGGCCGAGATGCTGCCGAAGCCGTTCGAGGCGTGCGTGTTGTGCCGTCCGCCGGCGCCGGGACAGGCGTGGAACTTCGCCGAGTCCGGATACGTGACTTGCCGCCCGTGCTGGCAACGCCTAAGGCGCCATTTGAGGGGCCTGAGCGAGCGCTACGCGCGTTTAAACCCTCGCCCTGGCGTGATGGGCGAGACCGGCGGCCGCGGGGCGCCAGGCTTCGTTTCAGCGCCTCCCGCGAATCTTCACATCGTCGCCATCCGCGACCACCGCTCCACCCCCGACGCCCGTGTCTGGCTCGCCAGCGACGGCCGGGTCCACCGCGAGTCCGAACGCCCGCCCCTGTCCACCTACGCTGAGCTGGACAAACTCGCCGCCGGGGTCATCGCCGCCCGCGGATTCGAACACGGCCACGGCCAGGCCAGCGTCGCCGGCCTGTGCTGGTGGTTCGACCAACAGCTCGAATGGATCACCGCCCAGACCGCTGTGATCATGTTCGCCCGGCACCTGCGGAAGCTCCTCGGCCAGCTCAAACCAGCCACCGGCGACGACCGGTTCTGGATCGCCAACTGCCCCAACACCATCGACGAAGGCGCCCACACCCGAACGTGCGGCGCGAACCTGTTCGTCCCACAACGCGGCAACGTCATCACCTGCGGAAAGTGCGGCCGAGACTGGCCCCGCGACAAGTGGGACGGCGACAGCCCCGACAGCCTCGCGCAGCTGGTCAAGGACAGGCGGCTCTCGGCGTGACCGGGTGGGTCTTCTTCGTCGCGTGTGTCGCGTTCCTGCTCGGGTTTGTCGCGGCGCGACTCATCTGATGCGGCACCTGTTCACCGCCGCCGAAGCCGCGCGGCTGTTCCACATTCCGCCCGGCAGCATCCGCGCGTGGAAAGCGAAAGGCCAGCTCTACCACATGGGTCTGTCAGCACGCGGCCAGCCGATGTACGACCGCGAAGACCTCATCGCACTGCGCGACGGCACCCGCCGCCGCGTGCAACGCAAACCCCGAACACGCAGGAAGGAAGCCCATGGCTAACTACAGCAACTACGGCACCATCAGCACCAACGGCGCCACGATCACCCTCGACCCGCAGATCAGCGACACCCGCCCCAAGACACCGGGTGGGCTGATCGTCACCGCCACCGCGCAGGTCAAAGACGGCTGGCTCGGCCAGGTTCTCGTGGACAAGACGATCGTCTGGGAAAGCCGCGCGTTCGCCAGCCCCGACTCTGCCGTGGACGCAGCCAACCGGCGCGTGGTCGAGGCGGTCACGGCCTGGTTCGTCGACCCGACGCCGGCCCTGACCGTGAATGCGGAATGCGCCGAAGAATGAAATATGACACGGCTGAACTTGACCACCCAACCACATCCATGTAACGCTGCGCTCGACGCTGGGCCTCCCATAACGCGGTTCGCCCAGGCCACCCCCTCAGAATTTGACTTCACCCCGGCCCAATCAGCACAATTCAGAGTGCGGCAAACAGCCGCACCAAAGTGCTGAAGGTTCTGTCGGGAAAACCCCCGGTTCGCGCAATTCGAGCCGGGGGTTTTTCAATGCGCGAAGGACCCCATGGACAACACGATCTACGTGACCAACCGCTCCACTCAGGTCACCGACGCGCAGGTCCAGGCAATGACCGCCGCGTGTGCCAAGCAAATCGCGCAACATGTCGCGCCCGCGCATTTCGTGACAGCCGCACCCGTGCTGTACCTGGCGCGGCACGCACCATCACCGGCCGCCCAGTCGCGGATCATCACCGTGCAGGACACCCTCGACGACGCCCAAGCCCTCGGGTATCACACCCAAGACGGATCCGAACACATCTGGGGTGTCGTCGGGACCAGCGCGGCCATCAGCCAAGGCGCGAAGGCACTCACCGGCCCGTATGCCATCTCCACCATCCTCTCCCACGAGGTCGCGGAGATGTTCATGGACCCGTTCTGCTCCGGGTGGTTCGACTCCGGACGCGGCTACCTGGTGGCCTACGAAATCGGCGACCCCGTCCAGTCCGACTACTACATGATCGACAGTGTCGCCGTGTCCAACTTCGTGACCGCCGCATGGTTCAACCCGCAGGCCGCGCGCACCGACCAGTTCGACTACATGCGCCGCGTGCCCGGCCCGTTCACGCTGTCCAAGGGCGGCTACTGGGTGCAGATGAAAGACGGCAAGGCCACCCAGAAGTTCGGCGACGAGATGCCGCAGTGGCTGCGCGAGGTCAAGGCGCACGAACAGACCCGCACCCAGCGCATCGGCCGAGGCCCAACCGCCGGCCCGTGAAGAACTTCCGGCGCTGTCAGTGCGAGCGGTGCCGGCGCCGCCGGGTGATCCGGCGCGAAGTCGTCAAGCGCATCCGAGCCGAGCGCAGCCTCATCCGCCGCGCCCGCACCTGGTACCGCCAGCGGAAGGATCGAACATGATCGTCCTCGGGCTCGTGTTCCTGGTCTGCGGCCTGCTACTCGGCAGCGCCACCCTCACATGGATCGGGATCGTCCTGCTCGTCGTCGGCGCCATACTCGTTGCCGCCGGCACCGGCGGCCCCGTCGGCGGACGCTGGTGGTGAGTAGTTGCGCTAAGCAACTAGACGGGCACAAAAAAGGGGCCAGCACCCCCGGTCGGGATGCCGGCCCCTTCGATCAGTGTCGGGGTTCGTCACGGATCTGATAGACCCGCGTTGGTGTCACCTTTAGGGCGGCGGCCATCCGGTTGGTAGGCGCCCGCCGCCCCGCGTACTGCTTGTACACGGCCCGCACAACCGACTGGATCTCCTGGAGCACACCCTCGCGCCGCTGCTCCAGCTCGGCCTGTTCGGCGACCAACGCCTCCAGCTTTTCGATCATCGCGTCCGTGGCCTTGGCCTCGGCCAGCCTGCTCCGCACGGCCGACAGCTCGGCCGTCAACTCCTCCACGCTGCGGTGTTCTACAGCCATCTTGGTGTTGCCCCCTTTCAGTTCAAGGAGGCTACACGTGAGTCCGTTCATGATCGGGTCAACTCCATCTGGACGAGGTAGCCGGCGGGGAACCGCCGTGCGCAGTCCGAGCCGACTGGGAAACAACCCAGGTCCTCGGCCTCGGGGATCTCGGCGTCGACCGGGATGGCCTGGCCGCTGACGTTGGCCCGACAGTGCGGCACGTCCGGGCCCGGCTTGACCTGCTTGCCGCAGGCCGCGCACTCGCGCCCGGTCTGACCGGTCTTCGTGCGCGCGAGGTACTGGGTACTGGAAGCGAAGATCGCGGGCGCGCTCATAGGTCCTCCGTTCATGATCATCTTCCTCGAGGTCGGCCGGGTGGCCGCCGCGTCGACACGGACCCCCTCGGGCCGTGTCGCGCGGGTGTAACACCCGGACACCTATCGAATGAACCGTCGGCCGGTAGGTACCGGCTCAGGAGGCGGCACCGCGTCACGAGGCGCCGGCACCGCCCACCCATCCACCACCAGCGTGTTGACGAACTGATGGTTCAGCGGCTCGCACACCACCCGCGTCACCAGGCCGGTGACCAACGCACGCTGGCCACCGAACTCCACCACGATCCGAATCGGCTGCCCCTCGGACAGCTTGTGGACCTTCGCCATCACTCGGCCCGCCGTACAGCCTCGCAACGGGGGCAACGCGGCTTCGACTCGTCCACCCTCAAAGGCAGACCGGGCGAGTACAGCAGGTCCCACCCGCACACCGCCCGCGCGTGCCCGGAACGCGCGTAGTGCGCGAACTCGTCGTTCGTGCCCAGATACCAGTGCATCTGGTCAGTCATCGGTCCTCCGTCCCCGCCGCGAGGAACGCGCGGACCACGGCCCGCGCCCCCTCGATCGTCTTCGCCTGGTTGTCAAACCGTGTGTGCATCCGCGTCGTCGACCACGCCTCCTGGCCCTTCACGCGCACCCCGAACAGCATCTGCGCCGTGAAACGCAGCCACGTAATCGAGTAGTCGGCGCCGTCCTCGTTGGACCAGAACCACGCCGCCACGGCCGGGCTGTCGATCTCCCGGACCGTGACCCCGTTGATCTCCATGGCCGTCACCGGTCACCGTGCGTGTCGCGGTAGTCGTCGGGGTCCTGAGACCACTCCGGGTCATTCCGGTCCATCTCGTCGTCCATCACTCGTCGCCGTCGCCCAGCTTGGCGAGCAGCAGAGCGACGGCCCGCGCCTGTACGCGGGTGAGCCGTAGCTCCATCTCGACGTCCTCGGACATGACCCGAACCTCACCGGTCGGCAGCTCCCGGTAGTCACCGAACCGGCACCGGTCCACCGCGTACTGAAGGACCTCACCGCCGAGGATCTTGGTGACGTCTTCGAGGAACACGGACCGCTCCGCGCTCGCCTTGTCGCTGTCGGTGCGGCGTTGTACCAGCTGCGCCACCAACCGGGCCAGCCCCGGCAGCAGCCGCCGGGTGATGTCACCCGCGACCAGGTTGGGTGCCTTCGCATCCGAGACGGTGATCTTCTTGCGCGTCGCTTCGTTGTGGCGGGAGTGTTCTTTCAGCTCGGCCGGGATCGACCAAGCCAGCTCGACCCGCCCGTCCATCAGGTACCCGCCCACGTGCGCGAACACGCGCTCACCGTCCGGGCCGACCAAGAACGCCTTGTCGTCGTAGGTGCCAGGCTCGGCGGTCCATCCCTCGCCCAGCTCGGCCGCAACGGCAGCCGCCCAGGGCAGGGCTCTCATTTCACTCATGATCAATTGCTCCTCAGGCTGATTTGAGGTCGGCCGGTCGGCCGCCGGGTGACCACGGGCGCAAGGTCCGTGGCCCCCGGGTGTTACGACCGGAGTCACTCCACCGCGATGCCGGCATCGACCGGCGGTCTCTCCCCGATGTGCTGGTATCCCTCCTTCGTGGCCTTCCGGCCGCGTGACGTGCGGACCATCAGGCCGAGCCTGATCAGCAGCGGCTCAATCTGCTTGACCGTGTCGTCCTCCAGGCCCGTCACGGCGGCGATGTTCTCGATCGACATGCCCCGGCCCTGGTTGTGCTTCGCGCAGAGCGCGCGCAGGATCGACCGCTCGATCTCTTCGAGGCCGAGGTTGTCGATCTTCGCCAGCTTGAGTGCGGTTTCGACGTCCGCGCACGTGACCGGGAGATCGGTGACCCGATTCATCCCGAACACGTAGGTTCTCGCCCGCTTGAGCAGGCTGAGCGCGATACGCGGGGTTCCCTTCGCCCGGCCAGCGAGCATCTCCACCGCGTCGTCGTCGATCTTGCACAGGTACCCCGGCTGCTTCGACGCGGCGCCGCTGATGATCTCGCGTAGCTCCGCCTCGTCGTAGTACGTCAGCTCGCAGATCAGGCCGAACCGGTCCAGGATCGGGCCTTCGAGCTTGCCCCGGATCGTGGTTGCCCCGACCAGCATGAACCGCTTGAGACGCACCGGGACCACAGTGACGTCGGCACCCTCGCCCGCCTGTACGGAGATCGTGCCGTCCTCCATGGCCGTGTACAGCAGCTCCTGCGCTGGGCGCGGTAGCCCGTGGATCTCGTCCAGGAAGAACACGTCGTCGTCGCGCAGCTTCGCCAACTCGCGCGCAAGGACCTTCACATCCCGCACCGCGGACGCGGTGGTCTCGATCAGGCGCCCACCCAGAAGGTGCGCGATGATCTTGGCCAGCGTGGTTTTGCCCGTCCCGGGCGGCCCCGACAGGAGCGTATGCGCGGGCATCGCATCCGGGTTCCCGTGCTCCCGCTCCGTCAACGCGGCCTGCGCGTCCAGCATCATCTGAACGCGCGCCGTGTCCTGCCCGATCATCTCGACAATGTCGACCGGCCGGGGCGCCTTGGACACCACCTCGACAGGCTCAGGCTCAGGCGCCGGCTTGGGTTGCGCCGACACGCGCATCCCCAACCGGGCCGCGATATCGGCCAACTCGGTCATTCGTAATCCCTTCCTGATGTGCCGGGCCGCGTCTGGGTCCAGCGGTTTGACCGTGATCTGTTCACCGTCGTGGCGAACACTGAAATTCCCGGGCGGAATGGTGACCACCCGGGAACCCACGATCACGTAAATGGGCTGGTCGGTCTGCTTGTAGAACATCGCCGCCCTTCCGTCGGACAGACGTCAAGCGCAACTGTAACTCATGCAAACGAACACGTAGGGGGACTGTGCATGGCGTCGAAGCCGTGCCTCGTGTGCGGAACCCCGTCACCCTGGTCACGGTGCGCCGCCCACAAACCACGCCACCAACTCAGCGCACACGCACGCGGCCTAGGCCGCACCCACCAACGCAACACCGCGAACGCGGTAGCCGCATGGGTCACCGTCAACGGCTGGATATGCCCAGGGTGGCGATGCGACCCGCACCCCGTACGTGAGGGCGGACTGACCGGAGACCACATTCACCCCCGGTCAACACACCCCCACCTAGCCGATGACCCCACGAACTACGCCGTACTGTGCGGCCCCTGCAACACGCGCAAGGGCAACCGCTGACCTCACTCCCCGATGTCGCGCAGTAGCACCCGCGCGTCGTGCACCGCCCAGCAGCAGTGGCAAGTCTTCATAGGGACCGGCTCGTGATCGGGACCGTCGCACGCCCAGAACGCGCACCCGGCGGACCCGATCTCGGCGACTTCCCTAGCGAGCTTGATCAGCCGCTGTACATGCGCGTCCCGCATGATCGCCCTTCCTTTCTCCGTCCGTGCGGACGGCGGGAACACTCACCCCGACGGGGGATGAGTGCTCCCGTTGCTCGCACGATTCACGCCACCTGGTCGACACGCTGGCCAGCCAGCATCGACACAGTCGCCGCGTCCAACGGCACACACCCGCACGCGACAAGCCCCAAGCCGTTGCACACCACGTGAGTCGGCGCGTTCGGCGAGATGTTCCGGGCGCCGCTACGCACCCGGTACTTACGCTTCCCGCCCCCGGCCAGCACCCCGAACCCATTGCAACCGGCGCACCACGTCACGCCGCCATCGCATCGCCGGTCAGTGCACATGATCACTCCACGTGCGTGCCGCGCCGAGGTCACGGATCGTCTGCTGCGCAGTGATCGCGGTGAGCCACTCATTCGCGTTGCTGAGCGCCTCATCCACCACGGACGCCAGAGGCGACCCCATCACGACCGTGTGGCCCTCCGTGACCGCAGGAACGAACTCCCACGCGTCAGCTGTGACACCCTCCGCGACGGCGCCATGCTCGACACCCCACAGCGAATCCTCGCCAATCGTGACGCCGTTCAGCTCGACACGGGCGATGATCCCGACCATCTCGAATTCGCATTCCTGCCAGCGTCGGAAGTACTCCGCGTCGAAATCGCCATCAGGCTCTTGATCATCCTCGGTGATCCGAGCGATGATCTTGACTGCGCCCTGCTCAAACAGAGTGTGCGTCTCATCCATGACTGTTCTCTCTCCCTAGGCTGATTTAGGGTTCGGGTGAGCACCCGATAGGCCGCACCTCCCCCGAGATGCGGCCGACTCGCGCTCACTCGCTGGTCATTGCCCACGTGCCGACGGGGTTGCCGTTCGAGTCGAGAAGCGTGCCACTTGTGAAATAGTTCTCGACCTTGTCCGCGACGCCGCGCAGGATGAGAGCCAACTCGTCTGGCCCGTGGTCGCCCGTTAGCGCGTCACCGTCACTCTTGACAGTCAGCGTGAATTTCACTGCGCCCCCTTAAGGTCCCTAGCCGCAGTGACGTACGCGGCCGGATCACTCAGGTAGTACGGGCGGCCCTCATACGTCCACACATTGCTGACCAGCGTCGGCGCTTCGCCGGTCGCCGCGATGTACTCGGCGAGCGCGGTAACCCTCTCGTCCCATTCCCGCCACGTGGTCGGGTTCGCGCGGCGCGACAACTTCAGTAGCAGGTCATACCGCGCCCGCTGATCCTCGGTCAGCCCGTCATACACGCCCGTGTGGCGCGCCCGCACGTCCGCCGCACCTTCAATCCAGAAGTGAATATGGTGCGCCTTGACGTGCTGGTTGTGGTCCAGATACATCGCCACAATCGCCGAGTACGTGCTAGGTTTCGGCGCGTTCCATACCGTCCCCGGGCGCTTCGGGTTAGTGGTCTGCGACACAAAACGCTGATCACCCTTGCTTTTACCCGTGGCGCGCGTGTCGACCCAATAGCGAATCTGGCAACGCAACACGCGCCCGTACGGGTAGTCGTCGACCAGATACGCCGAGTCGGGGCCCGTGTGACCAGTCAACACGGTCACACGGGGGATAGTCAGATCAGAGCTGGATTCGGACACTTGGATGCTCCCTAGGCTGATTTAGGGTCTGGCCGGGCGGCCAGCCGCGAGCACTCAGCCCCCACTGAGTGCCACGGTTAAGTGCCCGGACTAGATGCCTGGCCAATACGGGAGGTAGTCGCCAGCGAACACCGCTAGGTGAGCGTTGACCTCGGTCGCGCCGTTCACCTCGGTAGCGGTGATCTGAACGATCCGCCGCGTGCCAGGCTGAACGACCAGCACCCGGCCCGTTTCGCGCCACTCGTGATACGCCGCCTGCAACGGGCCTGCGTAGCCGCCGGTGATGTGCTGTGCCATCGCATACACAGTGCCGAACGTGAACGAATACCCCGTGTCCTTACCGGAGTTGCCCGCATCCTGGCGGCCCCAAATATAGGCGGCGCCGACACGCGAGTTGCCATACCAGGTCGACGCCTGATCGACATTGAGGCTGCCGCCGTAAATCTCCATACCGGACATGACCAGAGTCGCGTCGGTCGTTTCCATCACTGCCACTCCCTAAGGCTGATTTCAGGGCCGGGTGTGAGCACCCGAGTCACCAGCCACCCCTAGGGATGGCTGGTCAACAGTCGCTCACTCGCCGTACGCCTCACGCTCTGCCAGCCGCACAATCCCGGCCCAGATGTCCGAGTCATCCCACGTTGTGGGGTCATACTCGGACGCTTGACCTGCAATCTCAGATTGCAACTTGTCCGCGTCGATTGCGTCCAAATATTCGACGTCCCGCGCGGGCTGGTCGTTCTCGTATGCCCGGTCATCCTCGCAATTGCTCGACTTGAAATCTGGCCACACGCAATTCGTCCACAGTTCGTCGTACCCCTCGGACTCCAGCTCCGAGTGATCCGACTCATCCCACACGGGATACTGCTCTCGCAGGTAGACAGCCGCATCGGTGATCCAGCGGAACGCGTGCGTCACGTTCTCCGAGGTAACCGGGCCGGCCGGATCGATCAGCACCCGGACTGCGAGTTGATCCATCCAGCCGTGTCCCCAATGACCAGAGTGAATCTCATCCATGAACTCGTCGGGGTCATCCCTGCAGCGTTCCAGCTCGGCCCGTAGGTCCCGGACTAGCGTCCGGTAGTTGCTGCGGTCCAGCACGTCTGAGTCGCGGTGAACCGAGACTGTCAGGCCCCATTGGCCGAACAAGTCCCGACCGCCGTAGTACCCGAAGTCGTCCGGCCGCGTGAGTGCCTCACGCGCGGCACGCATCACGACCGTGTCGTCCAGTTCCATGATCATTTCCGGTTCCTTTCCTGCGTATCCGGGTGAGAACCCGAGTCACCGGTCACCCCCGTTCGGGATGACCGGTGAACAGACACTCACTCAGTGCGCGCCAAGCTCGGCGAGGTAGAACGTCGCCGCGTCCCGGTTGACGCGCGCCGCGCGCCGATAGGCCGCGGCAGTATTCAGGGCGCACGCCGTGACCTGGCCCCAACCACGGGCCCGGTACCCACGGGCCCGCTCGATAGCGTCGCGCGCCTCACCGACGCATCTCGCCGCCTCAATCAGCGCCGCACACGCCGCACACGGCACTACGGCGGTAGTCATGACAGCAGTCATGTCGAACCCCATCTCAGTACGTGACTCAACCGGGGTGAGCACCCCGAAAGGCCAGCCACCCGCGTATGTGCGGATGACTGGTCGACTGCCGCTCACCTAGGCGTAGATCGTGGTTCCGAAAATGCCGAACTGGACGATTGCGTCTGCATCGCCCGCGTCTATCTCGCCCGCGTCGTTCTCGCGGTTGGCCAGCCGCAACCGGGGCGCGCAATCGGTGCGACTGGTGAGTAGCCCGATACCGCGTGCGACTACGTCGGGGTCCACCCGGTGGCCAGCACACGGCCCGGTTGCCCCGTCGGCTGAACAATCGGCCGTGTCGTCGTCCGCCTCTGTGAGTACGTAGGACACGTACCAGAGATCATTATCCGCGTGTCGCACAATGTCCGACGCAACCGACCAGTAGCTCACGCCACCCTCTAACGCGGTGATCATGACGTCGTGCAGAAACTGGGTTCGGGCCGAACTCCGGGGCCGCGTCACCGTGCGCCCCCGATCACGACGGCGGACACGATGTGCGCGAACCGCGCTTTCAGCGCCGCAGCGAATTCGTGGGCCGCTCTCTCCGTGTCGAACGGCGCTTTCACCGTGACCGGTAGCAACGTGTCGTCATCCGTCGTGCGCACATAGCGCACGCGGTACTGAGATTCCATGGTGTCTCCTACTGGGTTGCTGATCGAGCAACGCCAGACACGCGGCCGACCCCGGTACGGGGGGCCGCGCGTCTCACGCAATCCGGTCAGTACCAGCGCAGGCATGTCGCACACATCGCACAGATGAGCAGCAGCAGAGTCAGCGCGACCAGGCACGCGTACCGGTGTTCCCGCGCGCTGATCACTGGCAGTCCGATACGAACTGTGCGACGCCACCCGAGTAGTGACGGCGCACACCGCGCGTCACCTGGTCATCGGTGAGCGCGTCAATGTCCTCCTGGTCGAGATCCGCCCACACGCAATCGGCGATCCATTCCCGCGCCTCTGCGAGTTGCTGGGCAGTCACCGGACACCCGCTAGCGCGTCGCGTCCGGCCCCAACCGCGGCCCAGTAGTGGCCGCGCCACCCGCTCTGCATGATCGGGCGGTAGTCACTCTCGCGGTAGACCGTCCAGCGCCAACGGTCTGCGAACGGGCCGTGACCAGCCATCCAGTGCTGCCGAACCTCCGCGGTGAACCGCACCCCGTTGACTACCCGAGTGTCGGCCCACAACAGTTTGGTCGTCATGATCGTTTCCTCCGTTCCGGGGTGAGCACCCCGACAGACCCGCCACCCCCGTAGGGGGATGACGGGTCGACTGCCGCTCACCGCGTACTGGTCACGCGACGGGTCACCGTGGCGCCCTTAGGGCCCCGCCGAACCGTCGTGGTGACGCTTCCGTCCTTAGTCCGGCTGGTCACCGATTCGGTGATCGTCCGGCCGTCCGTCCCCATCGCCACCGTGACCGTTCGGGTCACGGACGGGGCCTTGCTGGCCTTGCCCTTAGGCGGCTTGACCAGGTTGTGGCAGTCAACGTCCCGGCCACACTCGACCGGCCGGCCGGCCCATTCGAACGGGGCCGGAAGGGCTGGCACCGCCTCGACCACGGCGGCCGGGGCCGGGGCCGGAACAACGGCCGGGGCCGGGGCAACCATCGAATGGACGGCCGACCCGAGCACGATGGCACCGGCGACCAGCAACATGCCTTTCTTGACTCCGGCCGGTACCTCGACCGTCACGGCCTCACGGCCCCGGCCCCGGCCCCGAACCCGGGGCTTCTTGATCCAATTCATGATGATCCTTTCGGTTGATCAATCCATGGCGGCCGGCCCCGTAATGGGGGGACCACCCACCAAAGAATGATCAATCAAAGATCAATTTGTCCCGTTGACTAAACGGCGTCCTAACGCCTCGCAGCGGGTCGCTTACGGCTTAGCTACTGGAGGGCGAGTCCGGGGCTGGCCCCCGGCTGCGTTATGGATCTTGCGCGCCGCGGCTGGTCACTTCTGGGGGGCGCCCGTTGGGGCCACCCCCCGCGTGCACCGCGGGTGGCACCCGGTAGCGACGTCCCCTTGCGGGGGGCTTTCCGGGCCGAACACCAGTGACGCTACGGCCCACCAGGGGTAATACCAAGGTTCACTTGGGAATCGTTATAGGACCGCAACATGGGGTGTGTCATGGGGGCTGACCAGGCCAGACAGGGAGGGAGCACCCCCGACCAGGCACCCCCCGACCAGACCCCTCACAGCCCCTCACGGCCCCTCGGCCCCCGCCCCCGGCCAACCGACCAGCCCCCGGCCCCTCGGCCCTCACAGCCCCTCACAGCCCCGGCCCTCGGCACCCCTCACCCGGTGCCCCCCGGCCCTCGGCCACCCGTACACCCCTCCCCGCAGACACACCCCCCGACCGGTCACCGGTCACTGATCGATCAGGACCGGTCGATCAGGACCGGGCACCGGGCACCGGTCGATCAGGACCGGTGCACGGTGCACACGAGGGGTGGTCCAAGGCGCGCGATTCGCGGCACCCCGGCCGGCCCCGGCCGAGTCTCGACCCCCGCAGGGCTGTGACCAGCGTGTATGTAGATCAAAAGTGTGGCCGATCAAGAACGCGGACCTCGTCTTCGCTGAAACGCGAAATGTACGCATTGCTAACTAACGCCAGTTAAGTACGGGTATTCAATATAAAAGCAATTAGCACCACTAATTGCTACGAGAATAGGAAAGGGGGTGCCCAATGAGTGGATCTCGTGGCCCCATTTCGAAACCGAATGCGGTGCGGCGCAATTTAAAGGCCGCCAAAATGCAATTGCCGAGTGAGGGTTATCAGGGTCCCATTCCGGATTGGCCACTTCCCGAAGGCAACGCCTTCGAGCTGGACCGGTGGGAGCGGGTCTGGCGGACCCCGATGGCGGCGGCGTGGATCCGGATGGGCATCGAGACGGTGGTGGCCCGCTACGTGCGGATCGCCATCATCGCCGAGTCCTACGAGGGCACAACCTCGGTGGCGCTGTCGAACATCAAGGCCGAGGCACGCCAGCTGGAGACCATGCTCGGGCTGAACCCGGCGGCGCTCAAGCGGCTGGAGTGGGAGATCGCCTCGGACGAGGTTGAGGAGTTGCGCGAGGCGGCCCCGAGGCGCCGCAAGCTGAAGGCCGTCGACCCGGAGGCCGAGTCCGGCTGATGGCGACGATCAAGGGCGAGCCGGCGGCGCCGAAGCAGCCGACGTGGCCGACGCTGCGGATCCAGAACCCCACGATGGTCGGCCGCCGGACGCGGATGTGGTTGGACGACAAGGAGATCTCGAACTGGGTGTACCGCTACCAGCTTGAGGCGGACATCAAGAGCGCGAACACGCTGCGCCTGGAGCTGTACATCGGCGGGGTGGAGATCGACCAGCCGGTGGTCCCGATCGTCGAGCTGGACCGGTCGCTGCAGGCGGCGCTGATCGCGCAGGGCTGGTCCCCGCCGGTGGAGGACGACTGATGCCGTTCTTCACGAAGAAGCCGGTGCAGATCGAGGCGCAGCTGTGGGACGGCACCGCGGATGGCGCCGTCCCGATCATCGACTGGATCACCGCCGGCCAGGGCTCCGCTGAGTACCTCGACCCGGCGGAGGCGACCCACCGGCCGGCGATCGTCATCGACACCCTCGAAGGCACGGTCTACGCCTCGTTGGGGGACTGGGTGATCAAGGGTGTGGCGGGCGAGTTCTACCCGTGCAAGCCGGACATCTTCGCCGCCACCTACGAGGCGGTGGTCTGATGCCGCCGGCCTGGAATGTGCGGGACTGGTACCGGGAGGACGTCCAGCACGACTCCCCGGAGCACGTGGTCCTGTGGGAGAGCTGGTTCCGGGATCACGGCATCGACCCGTCCGAGGTGCTGTTGACGCACTGGATCGAGCGGCGGGCCCATGAGGATCCGCGCACTGGGGTCAAGCAGTACCAGATCGTTTGGCTCGAAGACGGGGTTCGGGACGGTGAGCCGATCACGGTGCACCGCGAGATCGACTTGCCCAACCCGCCGGCCCCGTTCCCGGTCCCATGAGTCGCGGGTTCGTTGCCCAGTTCTTGGGTCGCTGCACGGAGTGCGAGGAGATCATCGAGGTCGGTGACCTGATCTTGGGGGCCGCCGGTTCGGGCTACCAGCACATCGAGTGTGTGGAGCTGGACGACGACGAGGAGTCGCCGGTCCCGGAACCCGAGGAGAAGCCCACCAAGTTCCAGGGCACGTCCCTGGACGAGATGGGGTTCTGATGCGGCTGCACCTGTCTCAACAGCTGTGCACGGTGTGCGAGAAGCCGATGGTGCAGGAATGGGTCGGCTACATCGTGGGCCCGCACACGCCCCGGCATGCGAGCTGTGTGCAGTTCGCCAAGGTCTGGGCTGAGCACCGCGATTGGTTTGTGCCGGCCGAGGAGCCGGCCGAGTCGTGAGGGCCCGCCCGGAGGTTGACGAAAACACCCGGCAGCTGTGGTTCCTCGGGATCTTGACGTTCGGCTGGTTGGCGCTGGTCTCGGGGACGTTTTTCCAGGTCATGTACGTGATCGTCGCGCTGCCCGTCCTGTGGTGGCTGCGCCCAATCCGCTGGTAACCGAGGGAGATTGCTGTGTCGTATCAGAAGAGCGATGGCACCTACGTGTACACGCAGGCGCTCCCCGGACTGGGGTCGGTTGCGCGGACCGTGAGCGCGGCGGGCCCGGCCGTTGAGGTCGGCGACAAGATCGAGATTCGGGATCTGAAGCTGACGGTCACGGCGGTGTCGGGTACAAGCCCGACGCTGGACGTGACGGTGCAGACCAGCCCGGATGCGTCGACCTGGACGCCGGTGGGCACGTTCACGCAGAAGACCACCGCGGGTACGCAGACCAAGAATTTCATCGGTCTGGACCGGTATGTGCAGGTTGCCTGGGTCATTGGCGGGACTGGTAGCCCGTCCGTCACGTTCGACGTTTCCGGCGGGGAGCTTGTCTGAGTCTGCCCTATTCGCTGTTAGCCCGTGATGGGGAGGAGTTGATATGGCGGCCACGACGTTACCTCTTGGTTTAGTACCGATTAATGTGCCAGTCACTCTTTCTCGTGACGGTGAATTCACCGCGACGTTGACGAAGAATAGTGGTGATTGGCCGGTTGGGACGGCGGTTGAGCTGTGGTTCGTCGTCGACTCGAACGATTTATCGCATCCTATTGTGTGGGCGGCTGACGTTGCCGGGCCGATTATCTCCTGGAATGTGACGGCGGTCGACTGCACCACGGTTATTCAGGGTGGCGCGAAAAATGTTCGGCTGCATTACAACGATCTGCTGTGGGGTAAGGGGAAGGTGACGGTCGTCTGATGACCATTCCGTTGCCTGGTGACCTGACGGTCGAGCCTCCAGCGGTCCCTGGCATCACGATCGAGGCTCCCGCCCCCGATGTGGGCGTGTTCGTGCCGGTAGAGGGTCCTCGTGGACCTCAGGGGCCGGTAGGGCCAGTAGGGCCGCAGGGGCCGGCCGGCGACGCGGGGACTCAGCTGTCGTACATCTACACCACGTCGAATCCCGCCATGACCCACCAGATTAACCACGGGCTGAACTTCAAGCCCGCCGGTATTACGTGTCTGGATGCTGATGGGGCGTCGCTGCTTGCATTTTCGGTGGCTTATCCGAGTGTTGGGATCGTGGAAGTCACATTCGGTAGTGACGTCACACCGACAATCTACTTGAGTTAGGGAAGGAGTGAGTTATGGTCGCTTCTAAGGTACTCAACGATCTCGATTTCGTCGGCAAGTATGCGACGCGGAACCGACTGGAAGACCCGCTTAGCTCCGACCCAACTCCCGTGGCCGGTAATGCCGGACTCGTCTGGTTCAACACCACGACGAAAAAGTGGATGTATTCGGACGGCACGGTGGTCATCGACGTCCGGGCGCGGGCCAACCACACCGGGACGCAGCTGTCCTCGACGATCTCCGACCTGACCGCCACGGTTCAGGCGTACCGGCTCGATCAGTTCGCCGCGCCGAACACCGATCTGTCGGTCGGGTCGCACAAGCTGATCAACGTCACCGACCCTTCCTCGGCGCAGGACGCGGCGACGAAGGCGTACGTGGATACGCAGCTGGCCGCGCTCACATCTGGGCAGGTCATCAAGGGTGCAGTGAAGTGCGCGGCGACGGCCAACATCTCGCTGTCCGCACCCGGGGCGACCGTTGACGGTGTCTCGATGACCAGCGGCGACATCATGCTCCTCACCGCGCAGACCACCGGGTCGCAGAACGGCCCGTACGTGTGGAACGGGGCCTCCAGCACCGCGACCAGGGCGCTGAACTGGGACACCTCGGGTGAGGCCGCCCTGGGCTCGTACTGGGTGGTCGAGCAGGGCTCACACGCCGACCAGTACGCGCTGCTGACCAACGACACGGCGATCACGTTGGGCACCACGACCCCGGCGTTCGTGTTCATCGGGGGAGTGGCCGTCACCGGTAGCGCCCCGATTGTGGTGTCCAGTGGTGTTGTCAGCCTGAACATCGGCGCCGGCCTGACCACCTCGGGCGGCAACCTTGTTCCGGATTTCGGCACTGTGGTCAAGAAGCTCACCGGGATCATCCCGACTTCCACGACTGGCATTGTCACCGTTTCCGGGCCGAGCATCACCATCAACCACGGTCTGAACAACTGGTCGCCGCAGCTGACGCTGACCGCGTACACCACCCCTTACTCGGGATATTCCCAAGGCGACATCATCGGTCCCGGCCTGAATGGGTTCACCGCTCAGGATGCCAACAACCTCACCGGCACATTGCCGGCCGCGCCGGCCTCGAACAACTGGGCCTACTGCGTAATGGGGTAACGAATGGCTGCGAAGACGTTCGTTCAGATCGCGCTGCCCAGCGATCCTGGTGCCGCGCTGGAAGCCGCCACAAAGCAGTACGCCGACACCAAGGTCGGCACCAGCCGGCAGGTGCTCGCCGGTACCGGCATGACCGGCGGCGGGGCGCTGTCCTCGGACGTCACGGTGAACGCCGCCCGGGTGACCTCGCCGGCCAACACCGTCACCTATTCGGCGTCGCTGACGCTGGATCCGACGCTGGGCAATAACCAGATGATCACGGCGACCGGCGCGCTCACCCTGGGGATCTCCACCACGGGCGCGATCGACGGCCAGATGGTCATGGTGTCCGTCCTCGCGTCCGGCGCACAACGAGTCGTGACGCTCACCGGCATCACGATGACCACCGGGCAGTCGTCCACGCTCACGATCGCGGCGAGCAAGATCGGTCTGCTCGGGCTGCGGTACGTGGCGCTGCTCTCGGCGTGGGTGCTCATGTCCGCCACGGCGACGGTCTGATGTGGCTGACCTAATCACGGCCACCGGGATGCCGACCCGGTGGGCCAGCGGGGCGACCACCACGGCGACCACCCTGGCCGTGTCGCCGGTCGCCATCGGCGACGTGATGGTGCTGTTCTGCCTCACCACCTCATCCACCAACAACCTGTCGACGGTCACCGGCGGGGGAGTGGGCACGTGGGCCCGGGTGATGGGGCCCACCGCGAACGCCGGCACCGGTACCGCTGAGCGCGTCGAGATCTGGATCGGCGCGACGACCGCTGTCGGGGCCGCGACGATCACGCTGGCCTGGACGACGGCGATCGGCACCACTGGGCGCACGTTCGCCTGCAAGGAGCTGACCAGCGGCGGCGGCGCCGGCACCGTGTGGGCCGCCGACGGATCCGGCGGCAGCAGCGCCAACACCACCAGCTCGGCGAACGTCACCTACCCCACGCTCACGCCAGCCGGCCTGAACCGCGCCTATGTGGGTTTCGCGTATGTGCAGAACACCGGGCAGGCGTCGGGGCAAACCGCCGGCTATTCGGTCGAGTTGGACCCGAACAACAACATTGTTTTGTACAACCCGCAGGTGGCGAACAGCGCTCAAAGCCCGGTGGGCATTCAAAGCGCGGCAGGCACATCGGATGCGTGGGGCGTTCTCATTCAGGCCACTAACCGGCCGCCGAGGCCGATCGCTCAGACGCCTCAGACTCCGCGCTTCCGCTCGTACAATTACTAAGGAGCAATAGTGCCTGCACCGAGGCCGGTTTATGCGCTGAGCGTGGACGTCGTCCCGTTGACGGCAGCGACCGCGCGGACCGCGATTGAGATTAAGACACCAGCCACGACCGGCATGGTCCCGCTCATGTGGTGGGTGGAATTCGACGGAACGACTGCCACTAACACTCCGGTCAAAGTCGAGGTCGGTCGTTTCTCGGCGGCTGTCACCACTATGGGAACGGCAGCGGTTGTTCCGGCCCGTGTCAATGACGGGAACCGGGCGCTGGCGAGTCAATGCACCTGCGGTACCGGAGTGGGTACGCAAACCGAGGGCGCCGGCACGGCGACGGATGTGGAGATTCACCGGGTGCCGCCCACGTCCGGGCTGCTTTTCCAGGAGTCCCTGGGTATGGAGTGGGTGATGGGCGCCTCGGGGTTCTGGCGGATCAGGTTGACGGCGGCGCAAGCGGTCAACGCCACCGTCGGTGTCCGCTGGACTGAGTAATGGCGCGGCTGACTCGCGGCTATCGGCGGAGCCGCCTCAGCAAGCCTGTACCGCCGCCCACGCAGCCCAGCCCGGCCTCGGTGCTCGACATCGGGCCGAACGCTGGCCAGAACCATTTCTTGCTGCAGACGAGCTTTCCGGGCGACGCGGCGTTCACGGCGCGCACCGAGGCGGAGCTGGTGGCCGGGTACACGGTGAACCCGGAGTTCGTCACCACCCCGTCGGGCACATCCGTGCAGATGATGGTGAACGTCGCCGCGCCCACCACGGAGGGTTCCAGCTTCCCGCGAAGCGAGTTGCGGGAGCTGAACACCGACAACGTCACCAACATGGCGTTCGACCCGTCCGTTGGGGTGCACTATCTGCGTGGCCGCACGAAAATCACCAACCTCACGCTCGTCAAGCCCACGCTGGTTGTGTGCCAGGCCCACAATGCATCTAGCGACATAATCGCGTGCTGCACACAGTTGAACTCGGGTCTCGGTGTTCCGCAGCTGTTGTTGCGAATCAACGGGAGCGCCAGCAACATTCCGAAGCCGAGCGCGCTGTACACCCCGGGTGACTCATTCGACTGGCAGATCTATTTCAACGCCGGCTACTGGGCGTTCTACTACCAGGACATGGGGACCCCGTTCTACGACTCGGTTGCCCACGCCGCGAACGTCAGCCGCTCCGACCCGATCGTCTACACCGGCAGCGCAGATTGCTATTTCAAATGCGGCTGCTACTCGAACACGAACACCAGCACCGAAAGCGGCGACGCCACCCAGTACATGCAAGCGGAGCTGCGGTACCTCAGCCATTGGCACACCGGCTGGCCGGCAGCGGACGCGTTGCCGTCGATGGTGACCTCGGACCAGTTCGCGCCGTTCTTCGCCTAGAAACCAGGAGCCCCTGATGACTTACGTGCCTACCGCGAACCTGACCCCTCTGTATAGCTTCTCGCAGTTCACCACCGCGGCTGGTGTTTCGGCGCTACAGACCGCGCTGAACGCGCAGCCGGGCGTTGTCGCCGCCTCCGTCCAGGTGTTCGCCGACGCCCAGGTCGCTGGCAACGCCTTGGTCGTGGTCAATGACAGTGTCGTGTTCTCGGTACCGCCGAATAGTTGGGTCGGCTTCAATAACTCCCAGTGGACGCAGTACACGAACACCAAGTTCACCCAGACCTACACCACGTACCCGTAATCCATGCCCGACCGGCTCCTGACAGCCCGCGACGCTCAGCGCAAGCTCGGCATTCCCGCTGGTTGGGTGCGGGTGTGGTGCGCGCAGCGCCATTCGACTGGGCTGTATCCGAAGGGCCACCGGAGTCGTGAGCCCCTGTTCTTGGAGAGCGAGCTGAGGACCCTGAAGGAGGGCCGTTCGCTCCTGGATGAGGAAAATGACTAGCACCGTCGACCCATATTCGCACGCCGATCAGCTGCGGTTCGTCGAGCTGGGTTCCCAGTTCAAGGTGTTCCGCTGCGTGAACCCCGGATGCGAGAAGCAGGGCCGCCACGTGATCGTGTTCGGGCAGAACCTGGCGCATTTCGTGGCATGGCCCAACCTGACGTGCCGTTTCTGCGGTCAACCGCCGCAGGTGATGGTCGTTCGGGACCAGTAGATGCCGTGGCGTGGTCCTGAGGAGCCGGGGGAATTCCCGACATTGGGCCACGAGGTCGCCGCATGGATTGAGGCGAGCCTGGTGATCCCCGATGGGGAACGCACTGGGGACCCTTTCGTCCTGACCGACGAGCAGTACATGCATCTGCTGCACGCGTACCGACTTGTTCCGCAGGCGAAGGCCGGCGAGGGCTCGGATGCGTTCAAATACAACGGCACGATGCTGATCAGGCCGCAGAAGTGGGGGAAAGACCCCCTAGCGGCGGCGATCGTGTGCGTCGAGGCGTTGGGCCCGGTCCGTTTCGGCGGTTGGGACGCGAATGGGGAGCCTGTCGGGCAGCCGTGGGCGACTCCGTGGATCCAATGCGCCGGTAACGCCGAGGAACAGTGCGCGAACACCTACCGGCCGATCGTCACGATGCTTCGTGAGGGCCCGCTGAATGGCACCGCCGGCCTCGATGTGGGCGATACCCGCATCAATTTGCCCTCGGGTGGGCGGATCGAGCCGGTCACGGCGTCGTCGCGGGCCCGTCAGGGTGCCCGGTTGACGTTTTGCACGCTCACAGAGCCGCAGCTGATGACCGATTCGTCGGGTGGGGTGAAGCTGGCGACCACCGTGTGGCGCAACTTGGGCGGTATGGACGGCCGGTGGATGGGTGTTTCGAACGCCTGGGACCCCTCTGAGCGGTCTGTGACGCAGCGGGTGTTCGAGGCGCGGGACCCGCACATCTTCACCGACTACCGGCCGCCGCGGAATCACGTCGAACTGCATGACGAGAAGGCGATGATCGCCGAATTGGCGTGGGTGTACGGCGATTCGGCGGTCGAGAAGGGCGGATGGGTCCGTCTGTCCCGGCTGCTGAAGGAAACGCAGAATCAGGCGTTCTCTGAGGGCGAAATCCGCCGCTACTACCTGAATGAGGTGTCGGTCGGGTCGAAGGATGCGGTCGACATGCTGCTGTGGACCGCGCAGGGCCGCCGGAATGAGCCCCTGGAGCCCGGTGAGCGGGTCACTTTGGGGTTCCACGGCTCCCAGAGCCGGGACGCGACGAGTTTGTGCGCAGCGAGGCTCTCAGACGGGCGTCTGTACCACCTGAAGACGTGGGAGAAGCCCTACGGGGTGTCTGAGTGGCAGGTTCCGCGCCAGGAAGTGCACGACGCCGTGGCGAATGCGTTCGACGCGTTCGAGGTGGTGTCGATGATGTGCACTCCGCACGGTTGGCAGACCGAAGTGGACACCTGGGCCGGCCAATATGACAAAGCTGGTGAGGCCAAGGTCCTGGAACTGTGGCTGAACAGCGAAATGCGCATGGATCAGGTCGTTGAGCGGTTCATCACGGCCCACAAGGGCACCGATCTGACCCATGACGGGTCGGAAATCATGCTGAAACACGCCGCTGGCGCGGCTCTCGCGGCCGGGAAACGCCGCCCGAGCGCCGAAGAGCGGGACCCAGGACAGCCCGAGAACTACCAGCGGGTTGTCCGCAAAAGCCATGCCCAGTCCATTTCAGCGTTCGTGGCCGCCCTGTTGGCCTACGAAGCGAGGGGTTGGGCCATTGAACACGGCGAACTGGCGGACCAGCTGGTTCCTAGTATCTGGTGAGAGAGGGGTCGAACGTGCGGCAATGGCTCCTGATCGCCCTTGAGCTGCTATTCGTGGCCATATTCGTCGTGGGTGTGTACTTCGTGTACTGGCCGGCGGCGCTCCTGGTGATCGGCGTCGTGGGCGTCATCGCCTGCGAGCGGTGGGCGATGGCTGAGAACGTGAAGGCACGCCCGTGAGCGGCCTATTCGGGTTGTTCGAGAAGCGGGTCAACCTGGAAAACCCGGCGGTGTCGCTGTCGGACCCGTCGCTGCTGGCGTGGCTGTCCGGGCCGCCGACGGACTCCGGGGTCCCGGTCAACGAGATGACCGCCATGCAGTTCTCGGCGGTCGCCCGATGCGTGTCGCTGATCTCCGGGCTCGGCGGGGCGATGCCGATCGTGGTCGCCGACGCCAAGACGAAGCAGCCGGTCGACCATCCGCTGGTCGTCAACCCGCACCCGGACATGACCGCCGTCGAGTTTTGGCGCCTCACGTACGTGGCGCGCACGTTGTGGGGCAACTTCTACGCCCAGAAGATCCGCAAGCGCATGTCAGGCGACGTGCAGTACCTCATGCCGATCGCCCCGAACCAGGTCAACCCGAAGCGGGGCGAGCCGACGAGCTCAAATCCGTCGGGGAAGGTCTTCGAGGTCACCGAGAACCGGGGCGGCACCCGGACCATGACCTCCCGGGACATCTTTCACCTCCCGGGCCTCGGGTACGACGGGATCGCCGGGGTGTCGCCGGTGCGGATGGCGGCGCAGGCGATCGGGCTGGCGTTGGGCGCGGAGAAGTACGCGGCGAAGCTGTTCGGGTCGGGGAACCTGATGAACGGCATCCTGCAGACCGACCAGAAGCTGACACAGCAGCAGGCCGAGGCGCTGCAGGACCGGTGGACGCAGAAGATGTCCGGCCTGCAGCGGGCGCACCAGGCCGCGGTGCTCGATGCCGGGCTGAAGTTCGAAAGCCTCACGATGCCCAACGACGACGCCCAGCTGTTGGAGAGCCGGCGGTTCGAGCTGACCGAGATCGGCCGCTGGTACGGGGTGCCCCCGTTCCTCATGTTTGATCACGAAAAGTCCACCACCTGGGGCTCCGGCCTGGAACAACAGGCCCTCGGATTCGTGAAGTTCGACCTGCACCCGATGTGGCTTGGCCCCACCGAGCAGCGGATCACCAAGGAGCTGCTCAGCGAGGGCCTGATGGCCCGCTACGACCTCACCGACCTGCTACGCGGCGATTCCATTTCTCGAGCGGAGTTCTACAGGGTGATGAGGGAAGTGGGCGCCTACAGCGCCAACGACATCCGTCGCAACGAGGGCATGCCCGACATCGACGGCGGCGACGAGTACCTCAAGCCGGCGGCGATGGGCACCACCGAGGATGCCCCGCTTGGCACGGACAAGGTCATGGGCGGCGCCTCGCTCGGCCCGTCGGATTCGGCAACGTCCTAGAAGAAGGGAAATCGGCGATGCTCATGCGCAGCCTGCCGACTGATGAAGAGCGTCGCAGTCTCGCCCTGGACGACGCTTCGGTGGACCTCACTGACGCCACTGGTGAGGCGGCGATCGGTCGCACGTTCATCGGCTACAGCTCGGTGTTCGGGAAGCGGACCGCCATCGGCAACCCGACCAAGGGTGGGTTCCTGGAGGAAATCAGCCCCGGGGCCTACACCAAGACCATCACCGAGGCCGACCAGCGGTTCCTACTCGACCACAACCCGTTCTACGTGGTCGCCCGGCGCAGCGCCGGCAGCCTGAACCAGGCCCAGGACCACTACGGGCTGCTGGTCCGGGCGAACCTGGACTACAACCTGTCCTACGTCAACGACCTGGCCGCGAACGTCCGCAACGGCAACCTCACCGGCATGTCGGTCGGGTTCCGGGTGCCCGAGGGCAAGGACGAGTGGACCAACACCATGCTCGACACCCGCGCCGGGCAGGTCGAGGTGGAGCTGCGGACCATCAAAGAAATAGCACTCATCGAGAACTCGGCGGTCACCTTCCCCGCCTACACCGACACCACCGCCTCGCTGCGGCACTCGCTGGTGCCGGCGCTGCTGCAACGCCGCGACGCCGAGGCCATCCGTCGGGCCGCGACGTACCGGCCCGACCTGGCCCAGTGGCTCGGATTCGAGTCCGAGCTGAGCCCTGTGCACATCGACCTGGCGACCAGTGAACGGGAGCGGATGCGACCCGGCTCCGACGCCGCCGAGGCGGTGCGGATCATTACTGGCGTCACCTCTACCTCGGTGTCGAACCGCATCGCGGATCCAGACTCGCTGCTTGTCGCTGGGGAGCGGACAAGTAGCACCCCGGCCGGGGTCGCTGTCTCGGGGGACGGCGACCCCGGCCCACTACCTGGAGAGGTCCTGGGCCACGACGAGACCATCCACGCCACCGGCGAGGTGATGGACCCGTCCGAGGAACGCGAGGGCGACCCGAAGAAGCCCTATGGCGATGTCACCTACGCCGACCCGGGGTACCAGAAGGACGGCAAGAAAAGGTATCCGCTCGACACGAAGGAACACGCCAAGGCGGCCTGGAGCTACATCAACCAGGCCGGCAACGCCAGCGCCTACAGCGCGGACCAGCTCGCCAAGATCAAGGCGAAGATCAAGGCCGCCTGCAAGAAGTTCGGCGTGGAGATCGACGACGACCGGGGCAGCGAGCCGGCAGAGACCACTCGCACTGGCCCCGATGCAACACCTGCTGGTGATGAGAGCACCGAGCCGGCCGCGTCCACTCGGAACGCCCCATCCCAGCATGAACTGGCGAAGGCACGTCTGCGGGTCCTGAGGACCCGGATGGCGGCCAGCGCCTAACACCCCTTCCGAACAGAGCCCCCTGCGCCTGGCGCACGGGGCTCTTTTGCGTGCCCTGAAAGGACGCGGCACTAATGAGCGAGCACCTTAAGCGCAAGATCGAAGAGCAGAACAAGATCTACCAGCGGATGCTGGAGATCCAGGAGCTGGCCGAGAAGGAGAACCGGGACTGGACCGCTGAGGAGCGGACCAACTGGGACGAGGCGAACACCAAGCTCGACGAGGTTTCCGCCGACGTCGAGCGGCTGAACACCGCCCAGACCCGCGATGGCGTGGACTACGGGCAGCTCCTGCGGACCGGTGAGCCCGGCCCGAGCGCCGACCTGACCGACGAGCAGCGCGACGCCGAGCGTGACACCCAGTACAACCGGGCATTCGACGGCTTCGTCCGGGGCGGTGTCGAGACCCTGGACATGGAGCACCGGCAGCTGCTGGCGGCGAACTTCGTGACCGGCGACCAGGAGTCCCGGTTTCAGGCGACCTCGCCGGGTAGCTCTGGTGGTTACCTGATTCCGCCGGGGTATCGGCAGATCATCATCGAGCGGATGAAGGCGTTCGGTGGCCTCCTGGCCTACGCCACGGTGATCAACACCAGCTCCGGTAACCCGCTGCAGTGGCCGACCAACGATGACACCGGCAACGTCGGGTCGATCCTGGCGGAGAACACCGGTGCGAGCACGGTGAACTTCACCTTCGGGACCGCCAACCTCGGTGCCTACATGTACAACTCGGGCATCGTGCTGGCGTCGCTGCAGGTGCTGCAGGACTCCGTGTTCCCGCTGGACACCTGGCTGCCGAACCACCTCGGTATCCGGATCGGCCGCAAGATCGCCGCTGACCTGGTCAACGGCACCGGCTCCGGTCAGCCGCTGGGTGTGGCCACCAACGCCGCTGTGAGCGTCACGGGTACGGGTGTGTCGGGCATCAGCTACGACAACCTGATCGACCTGGAGCACGCGCTGGATCCGGCGTACCGGCAGAACTGCAGGTTCATGATGGCGGACTCGACCCTCGCGGTGATCCGGAAGATCAAGGACACTCAGGGCCACCCCCTGTGGGTCCCGGTCCCGGTGCCCGGAATGGCGCCGACGATCAACGGCCAGCCCTACTTCATCGACCAGGCCATGCCCGCTCCGGGCGCCTCGGCCAAGTCGATCCTGTTCGGCGACTTCGCAGAGGCGTACGTGGTCCGCCAGGTCCTGGACATGAACATGGTCCGGTTCGGCGAGCGCTACATGGACGCTCTGCAGGTCGGCTTCCTGGCGTTCACCCGCCTGGACGCCACCCTGCAGAACACCAACGCGGTCACCGCGTTCCAGCACGCCGCCTCCTAACAACCGTCTGAAACGACCGCAGGCCCCGCCCCACCAGGCGGGGCCTGCGGCGTTTCGCCCACCCCTTGGAGAGGTCAATGTCTGAGAAGACGGCGAAGAAGGACGCGAAGGACGCGAAGGACGCGCCGGTCAAGCCGCTCGATGACCGCAATGTCTCGGACGGCAGCGTCGACCGGGTCGGCGCGGTGCCGCGTGACCCTGATGGTTCGCCTCGGCTGCGGCCCGGATTCAAGCTCCAGCTGACCGAGGGCGCCACCGACGCCGAGAAGGCCGCGGCCTGGAACCTCGGCGGGGAGCTGCCGCCCGAGGGCGTCATCGAGTACGTCCCGGCGCCGCACGTCTGATGCCCACGGTCCGCATGAACACCGCGATCGCTGATCGCAACTACTCGCTGGAAGACGGCCAGACCGCCGACGTGTCGGCCGAGCTGGCGCAGCAGTGGGTGGCGGCCGGCATCGCGTCCTACGTCACCACCGAGTCGGTGGACACCCCTGAGCGGCGGCAACGCCCCGCCGAGGTGCGCCGCCGGCCGGGGCGTCCACGGAAGTACTGAGGAGGTCCGGCGTGGCGAACAAGGCTATCGGCTCGATTCAGTTCGACCCGAATACGACTACGCCATCCTGGCAATTCACCTATGGCGTCATTAATCCGAGCGGGACATTCATCGCCACGGCAAACGCGTTTGTTGCGGCGTCCTATGCGGACAAGCCCTACGACGTCTGGGCGAAGGTCGTTGCCCAGGTGCGGTCTGACCAGGGGGATTCCGGTCTGACTGTGGTGCCGCCACCGTGCAGCTTGGAATTGCTCATGTACGGAAAGACGTACTGAGCAATGGCTGTCACTGACTACTTCACGGTCGATCAGCTGAAGGCGACGCTGCGGATTAGCCAGGACACCTTCGACGACCAGCTGCAGGTAGCGATCTCGGCGGCGAGCCGCCAGATCGACGAGTACTGCAACGACCGGTTCTGGCTCGATGACGCCCCCACCGCGCGGGTGTTCAAGGCCATCTCCGCTCGGCGGCTGACCACACCGTCGTTCTCCTCGACTACCGGCCTGGTGGTCGAGATGGACATGGACGACGACGGGGTGTTCGAGACCACCTTGGCCGAGGGGGTCGACTTTCAGGCCGGCCCCCCGGACAAGGTCTCGACCTGGCCGTTCACGGTGATCGAGACCCTCGGGACTCGGTTCTTCCCCGGCGAGCTGAACCCCTATTTCGGGTGGGGGTATGGCTACAGCCCCGGCTACTACGGCGTCGCCTACGGCGGCGAGTGGTGGCCGCTGTCGCAGCGCGCCCGAGTTCGGGTTACTGCGCGGTGGGGGTGGCCGTCGGTGCCGTCGCAGGTGATCCAGGCGTGCCAGATCTTGGCGGTCGATTTCTGGAAGTCGAAGGACCTGACGAATGGGTCGGCCGGCACCACTGTGTTGTCCACGGCCACATTCGGTGGGGCCCGGGGCACCCAGATTCAGCTGCCCGGGTTTAACCCGCTCGCCAAGGTCCTGCTGTGTGGGTTGCGGGAACCGGTGGTCGCGTAAATGGCCGCTGGAATGGGCGCGATCCGTCGCGCTCTGCTCACCCGCGTCGGCACGATCCAGGATGTCTCGACGTATCCGTTCGTGCCCGACTCGATTAACGCGCCGGCCATGTTCGTGCAGCCGGGGCAGCCGTTCGTGGACTACCAGAAGGCATTCCGGGGCGGCGGCACCGAGTGGAAGTTCTTCATCACGATCCTGGTGAACCGGATTGATGAGGAATCCGCGCAGGACAGCCTCGATGACTACCTGGATCCAGACGGTGTCCTGGTCGACATCCTACAAAACCGCGACATCGACGATGACCTGTTTCAGCTGGTCGATTACGTCGAGGTGATGTCGGCCCAACGGTACGGCGCCTACCGCATCGGCAATACGACCTATCTGGGCGCGGAAATGGTGATTGTTGTCCGGTCCTAGAAAGGGCTGATCATGGCGAGTAAGTCCTCGCCCAAAACCGATTACGTATGCCGTTTTGGGCTGAACTATCCAGGTCCAGATGGGCCACTCCACCGCAGCGAAGAAGGCGACCCCTATCTCGGGGACAACGCCGAGGAATTGCTGGAACAGGGGTTAATCGTCCCGGCTCCCGCCGGGTCTAGCCAGCCTGGCGATGAGGAAGGGAAGTAAGGCGGAATGGCTACTCTCAAGGCGTATGTCGGTCGGAATGTTTCGATCGCCGTCGAGCAGTACGACGTGTCCGGGCACGGCAATGAGCTGAAGGCGAAGCGGGACGCGGCGGTTATTGACGCGACCGGCTTCGGCGACCGGTTCGAGTACGGCCTGGCCGGTATTCAGAAGTCCTCGATCGAGCTGAAGGGTCACTACACCCCCGGCTACACCGGGTACGACGGAATCATCAACCAGCGGTTCGGCCAGGACTCCGACGTCAATGTGTGCTACGGCGCGCTGGGTTGGGGAATTCTCAACCCGGTAGTTATGCAGCCCAGTGTCATCACCAAATATGACATTGATGCCAAGCTCAAGGGTGCTGTCGAAATCGACTCGGTATTCACCGCTCGTGGTGCCGTGGACGACGGGTACCAGCTGCTCGCGCCGAACACCTACCTGACCGGCGCCTCCGGTGTGTCGAATGTGCTCGACGACACCCTCACCACCGGCGCCACCGCGGGTGGGTGCGCGGCGCACATTCACCTGCTGTCGCTGGTCGGCACCTCGCCCAGCCTGGCGGTGAAGATCCAGTCCAGCACGGACGGCACCACCTGGGCGGACGTGCCGGGGCTGACGTTCACCGCCCTGACCACGATCGGCTCGCAGCGGCTCACGCTGCCGAACGGCACCGCCATTCCGCCGTTCATCAAGGCCAGCTGGACCCTGTCCGGCACCGGCGCTATCGCGTCGGCAATGGTCGGTTTCAGCCGGGGCGTCATCTTCCACTAATGGTCGATGTACGAATCTCGTTTGAGTGGCAGGGGCTTGAGGGCGTCCGCGAGGATATTGACCGAATTCAGGTCGCCCTTGAGCCCCCGTCACTCACCGAGTCCCTCGGGGTCGGCGCCGACATCTTCGTGGAAGAAGCACGAGGATTCGCGCCGAAACTGACCGGCGCCCTGGCCGAGTCGATCGACAAGAACCGAGAGAACGACGGATGGGGATGGATCGTCTCCCCATTCGCCAACCAGCAGGGCGAAGTGTTCCTGTACGCCGCCACCCAGGAAACCGGCCAGATCCACGAGGGAAATATGAAATTCCTCGGCCGGGACGGGTGGGTCAGTCCCTCGATGGTCGAGATTCCCGGCAAGAACTACATGGAGAAGGCGTTCGCGGCCGGCGAACTTCCCGCCGCGGAGGCCATCAAGGAAGACATCAAAACGAAGATGGCCATCTAGGTCATCTGCCCGAAGGACATGGAGATATCCCGTTGAGTGACACTGAATTCGGTGACCTTCCAGTTATCAGCTCCGCCCGCCAGATCCGGTGGGAAGTGGACCGCGAACTGGTACCCGTCCCCGAGTGGCACTGCCAGATCTGGACGCACGAACTGACCGGCGAAGAGAAGGACGAATACCAGGCCGGCATGTTCGACGTAGACGGCAGCGACTACACCCTGAACTTCAAGAACAACACCAACCGCCTCGTCGTGTTCGCGGCCCGTGACGAGAACGGCAACCGCCTGTGGCCCAACACCAAGCGTGGCGTGGAAGAGGTCGCCAAGCTGGGTTCCGCCGGGGCCGAGCGAGTCGCTGACGTCGCCCGCCGGCTGTCCAAGATGACGAAGGAATCCCGCAAGATCGTCGCGGGAAACTCCGCAGCCGGCCGGACCGGCTCTTCCAACTCGAACTCGCACTCGCCCTCGGATACCCCAGTCGCCGTCGTCTCCTAGGAGATATGACGGCCAGTGACCTGGTCGAGTGGGAAGAGTTCGTCGCGCTGCGCGGCCCCATTGGGGAACTCCGCGCCGATTACCGGGCGGCGCTGCTCGCATTCCACACGCATGCGCCATATCGCAGCGAAGAAGCCCCTGAACCAAAGCTGACCGATTTCTTGCTGTGGCACGACGACGTCGATGCCACGACCGCTGATGAGGAAGAAGGTGTCGACTGGTGGCTGACTCCGAGCTGACTATCAAGGTCGACGCTGACGTCGCGGACGCCATCGCGGAGATCGAGGAGCTGAAGGCGCTCCTAGACAGCATCCGCGACGGAACGATCACCCTTGAGGTCGACACCGACCAGGTTGGTGAGGCAGCCGTCGAGCTGGCCGAGCTGAAGGCCGCCGCCGACGCCGCCGGCGAGACGGTGAACATCCCGGTCGACGTGGATGGCGCCGAGGCACTCGCCGAACTGGCGGCCTTGAGGGCCGCTGAGGACGCCGTCGAGGAGACCGTCAACATCAACGTCGACTCCTCGGCGGTGCCGGCCGCTACGACGGCTGTGGAGGCGCTGGGGCAGGCGGCTGTGACCGCCGAGGAAGGCGCCCAAGCGCTCAGCCAAGGGCTCACCGGTATCGAGTCCGGGGCCACTGCCGCCGCGCAGGGCCTCAATGCGATCGAGTCGGGGGCCACGGCGGCCGAGCAAGGGCTCACCGCTATCGAATCGGGCGCGACCGCCGCCGCGCAAGGACTCACCGCGATTGAGTCCGGGGCGACCGCCGCCGGCCAGGGGCTGACCGCGATCGAGTCCGGGGCGACCGCGGCCGGCCAGGGACTGACGGCCATCGAGTCCGGGGCGACCGCAGCCGAGCAAGGGCTGATCGCACTCGAATCCGGCGTGAACGCCGTAGAGCAGGGCTTCGTCGGGTTCGAGCAGGTCGGGCAGACCACGGTCGAGTTCCTGGGCGTCGTCGAAGACGGTGCGCGGGCCGCGGAACAGGGCCTGTTGGCCCTGGAGACCGGGGCGACCGACGCCGCCCAGGGAATGAGCATCACCCTGGACGTCGGCAAGGGGCTCTCCGGTGCCATGGCCGGGCTCGGCACCGCGTTCACCGCGCTGGCTCCCCTGGTCATGGTGGCTGTCGTAGCGCTGGTGGGGTTCGTCGCCGTCGCCGCCCTCGCCGCTGTGGGTGCCGCCATCCTGGCTGCCGCTGTGGCCGCGATGGCCGTGGTCGCCGTTGCCGCGTTCGCCGGATTCGGTGCGGCGATGCTGGTGGTGGGCCTCGGAATTACGGCGCTGGTCGCCGCCTCGATGTCCGGGTCCAAGCAGGTCATGGGCCAGCTGAAGGACATCGCGTCGCAGATTCACGATTTCGTGAATTCAGTCGCGTCCTCTTTCGAGGGCGTGATGAAGGAATTCCTTACGAAACTGCATGCGGTGATCAACGACATCAAGGGCCCGCTTATCGGTGCCTTCAAGGAAATCGCTGGCGTGGCGGAAGGCGCGATCAATCCGGTGATCGAGACGATTCGCCGACTGGCAAATGCCTTCGCCAATATAACTCATATTCTCGCCCCTCAGTTCGCGCAATTCTTCCAGGCGCTGCCCGGTTTAGTGGGCGCCGGAATCGACGCCGTGACGCACATGGCGACCGAATTCCACAATGTGTCCGGTGCGTGGAATGACGCGGTGCCGGCGGCCGAGGCACTGATCCGCAAGCTGGGCGATATGGGCGCCACATTCATCCATATCGGCGCCGACATGATCACCCCGCTAATCAGCGACGTCGGCCGGCTAGTCGACGCGTTCTCGGAAATGGCGCGCAAGGTCGAGCCGGCGATGAAGCCGGCGATGGATGCCTTCACCAATCTGAGTATTGCGGTTATGACCGCGATCGGTAATTCGACCGGGGAAATGAACAAATTCTCGGGCGCGGTGTCGGCGAATTCGGACAAGATCGGCGGCGAAGTCCAGGACATTATCACCGTCATCGAGGAGCTGGGCACCGATTTCGTCATTGCGATCGCCCAGTGCAAGCCCGCGTTCGATTCGCTCAAGGATAGCGTCACCGAGAACGGGCCGGCGATTCAAGGCGCGATTAAGTTCGTGGTCGATTCGGTGGTTGGTTTGTTCACCGCGATCTCCGATCTGATCGGCATCGGCGATAAGGTCGTCGACTTCTTCAAAAAGTGCGAGCTGGCCATCGCGCATATGGATGTCGCTCTGGGGACGTCCACTCAGTCGGAGCGGGACCTGATCGCGGCTGCCGACGCCGTCGCGCCACCGGTGCGCGACCAAGGCGTGATCATGGCTGAAACCGGCAAGAAGGCTGACGATCTTGCTGCCGCCAACAAGGGTGCGGTGCCGCCGACCAACGATCTGGGCGCCGCCGCACAGGACACGGGCACGAAGATCGGCGACGCAAAGAAGCCGGTCGATGACCTGACCAAGTCGGTCGAGGGCCAGAAGGCACCGATGGATCAGACCGGTCGGGCCGCGCAGCAGATGTCGACCGACACCACCACCGCGCTGAAGAACATGGCCGACCAGGGCCACACCAACATCGACAACCTGACCACATCTCTGGACAGGCTGAAGGCGGAATTGACCGGTGACCTGCCGGGCAAGATCATGACAGTTACCACCGATTTCAAGGACCTAGGCACGGCGATCCAGCCGCTTACCGGCCCACTGAAGACGGTCGATGACGATTTCAAGTCGCTGCGGGACGTAATGGCCCCGCTCGCGGGGCCGCTGGACAAGGTGACTAAGGACTTCACGGACCTGAATAAGAATGTCGGTCCGCTGGCTGGGCCATTTACCACGGTGACGAATGACTTTAAGACCATGACGCCGATGGTGGTGCAGCTGTCTGGGCCATTCAGCCAGTTCGTAAAGGATTTCTCAACGTTCGCGGCGCAGCTCAAGGCCGCTGGCCCTGTGTGGGCGACGTTCGTGAAGAACTACACGACCTTCGACGCCCAGCTCAAGGCCGCCGGCCCGCTGTGGGCCACATTCGTCAAGAACTTCACCACATTCGCCGCGCGGCTTAAGGCCGCCGCCCCGCAGTGGACCGCGTTCGTGAAGCAATTCACCGCGTTCAGTGCTCAGCTCAAGGCTGTTTCCCCATTGTGGGCGACGTTCGTCAAGAATTTCACCTTGTTCGTGGGGCAACTGCAGCAGGCGACCACTCGATTCGCCGCCCTGGTCAAGGCGATGCAGCAATTTGTGGCGCAGATCAGGCTGGGTTCGACGGCGCTCAAGGACCTGGTGAAGGAACTCGATCTGGCCGATCAGTCGGCGTTGAAGTTCGTCCAGGCCATCACGCAGGCCGACACCATAACCGCCCAGTGGACGACCGACCTTGGTACCGCGGTGTCGCAGCTGATCGAGCTGCAAAAGCAAGTCGACTACGTGGACCAGTCAGTGCTCAACCTGGAGCAGGACCTTACGTCGGTCGTCCAGGATCTCGACGAGATCACCCAGGTTGCCCCGGAAGCGGGGCAGGCCATGTCACGAGCATTCGAGGACGCCGACAAGGCAGCCAAGAAGCTCGAACAGACCATTCAGAAACTGATCGAGGAGCTGAAAAAGCTCATCGACATGATGAAGGAGGCCGGCCTTTCCGGGGGCGGCGGAGGAGGCGGCGCCGGTGGTGGTGCCTCCGGTGCCGGTGGCGCCGTGGGTACAGCGGCTGTCGCTGGCACACAGTCCGCTATCGCGTCCGCGTCGCCGTCTCGGGTCATGGAGCAGGTCGGGCAGGACTTCACCCAGGGCTTCGCCAACGGCATCGAAGGCGGTTCGCGGGACGCGGCTGCCGCCGCGACGAGCATGGCCCAGGGGTCGGTGGACGCGGTCAACGACACCCTCCAAACGGCGTCGCCGTCGCGGGTGCTGCGCGAGATCGGGCGGTGGTTCGGCGAGGGGTTCTGGCACGGCATCCGCGACGAGGAACGTCGCTGCCGCCAAGCATGCGAGGACACCGGGATCACCGTCATCGCGGTCCTGAAGGCGACGGCCACGGTGGACGCGCAGAACGTGGGCGAGCTGTTCGGGAAGAGCCTGGCCACGGGGATCACCCAGAGCCTCGGCACGGTGAAGGCCGCCGCCGCCGGGCTGGCCTCGGCCGCCTCCAACGAGGCCACCGCGGCGCTCGGGCGGATGGGTCTGCTCGGGGTCGCCGGCTCGGGTGCGTCGATCCAGCCGTCGGTCGCGGCACTCACACCCAACGCCATCGCGGCTTCGCAGGGCGGCGGGAAGCACCAGCACTGCGAGCACCACCTGCACCTGGACGGCAAGGAGCTACGGATCCTTGCTGATCACCGAATAGAGCGGGCCATCGACAAACTGACCGCCGTCTCGCAGGGGCAGCGGCGATGAGCGCCGTCACCACGGTCCGCCCGAACGCCACCGTCCAGGCCGGTTCCTGGACGACGGTGGGCGCCGCGAACCCGCACACCGCCGTGTCGGACAACACGGACACCACCTATGTGCAGCTGACCCCACGGTGCCGCCTCGACACGCAGCGGCTCCGTCTGGGATTGCCGACGATCACCATCCCCACCGGGGCTCAGATCAGCTCGGTGGGGGTGCGGATCCGCATCCAAACGGTGGTGTACCCGGCGCCGCAGCCCATCTGTTTGGGCTGGTTCCGGTGCCACCGGCCGCCCAACATCATCACCGTCATCATCGACTTCATCCTGCTGTTGCTGTTCGGGTGGCGCTGCCCGCGGCAACCGACGGTGGTGTGGGTCGAGCAGGACCTGGAGAACCTGACGTCGGACCCGGACGGCAACCCCTGGACGCTGGCGTCCTTCAACCAGTTCGAGGTCCAACTGGGTCGAGACGACTCGGCGACGAACCCGCTGCGGATCAGCGAGGTCTACGTCGATGTCACCTACACCCAGCAGTCCACGGTCACGGTCACCGCCCCGACAGGGACGATCACCAACACCTGCCGGCCCACGGTGACCTGGACCTACGCCTCACCGGACTCGAACCCACAGGCGTGGTTCAACGTCGCCATCTACACCGCCGCGCAGGTGGCCGCCGGGGGCTTCGTCCCGTTCGTCACCCCACCGATTCAGACCTCGGGGCTGACCTACGGGGAGGACCTGCAGTGGAACCTCACCACAGACATCACCAACGGCGGCTACAGCGCCTACGTGCAGGTCGGGCAGACCTGGCCCGGGTCGACGGACTTCCCCTCCGGGATCGCGTCGATCACCTGGACGCAGAGCATCTCCGGTGCTCCGAACGCGGTGATCACCAACTCGCTGTTCGACTTCGTCTACAACCGGGTCCAGCTGAACATCACAACCGGCGGCCCGACCCCGGCCACCGTCGCCTACGCGGTGCAGGCGTCTCGGGACAGCGGGGTGACGTACGGGCCGGTGCGCAACGCCCTGCTGCTGACGAACACCGGCGGCACGATGACCGTCTACGACTACGAGGCGCCACTCAACGTCCCGTCGATGTACCGGGTGTTGGCGTACGGGCAGACCGGCAGTTTGCTGTTCGCGGCGGCGGGGTTCTCCAACGTCGTCACGGTCACCCCACATTCCTCCATTCCGTGGCTGAAGGACGTTCTTGACCCGACGGTGAATACACCGTTCCCGATCGCTTATCAGGGCGACGCGCGAACCGTGCGCAAGGTGCAGGGGACGTTCGAGGTTATTAGTGGCGAGCTGCTGGCCGACAAGATCGTGGTCAATGGTCCGCAGTACGGGCCGGAAGGCACCTACACGCTGAACTTCAACAGCAACCAGGCGGCGGACTACTGGGCGGCGTTCAAGCAGCTCAACCAGTCCGGGCACATTCTCCTGGTCCAGTACTCCAACGGGGAACAGCTGTATGTGCTGTTCGGCCCTGGCGCGGCCGGGTCAGACATGACCTACGACTGGGAACTGACACCTGACTACCGCGTGGTCACCGTGAGCTATACGTCGGTGGCCGCGCCGCCGATTACGGCCTGAGAGGCGGACGCTGTGCAACCCACTTCGTCCGCCTTTCAGGCCGCTGTCCAGGGCTCACACCAGGCGGTGTGCCGGTTCGACGTTATCCAGAACGGCACCGTTGTCATGCAGTTGCCGATCGTCGATGGCCACGTGACAGCGGACCGGACGTCCGCGCAAATGCGGCAATTCGACGCCACCCTTGGCGACCCTGACGGATCGTTGACGCCGGCTGATATGTCGGCCGTGTTGGCGCCGTTCGGCACTCGGGCCCAATTGTGGCGCGGTGTGCTGATCAACGAGGTCGACGCTGTCCAGGATTTGGACAACACCGCCGCCGCATTCAACGAGGGCACGAACAACGGCACGATCGGCGACCCGGTGACTGGGGCGCTCATTCTCGGCTGGACCTAATACCGGTCAGCCGTTCTCCCTTTTCTCTAGTGCAGCTCAGGGGTTCGCATGGCCAATTTCATTTTCACGATCGCAAAAGGCCGATTCATTCAGCAGTCCTCTCTTGCCACGGGCGCGGACGCGGTTCTGGTGTGTCTGCTCAAGTCCTCGGGGCTGCAGGCGGACGCCACGTTGCAGGACTACACCACCCTGTCGACGCTGCTGGCCTCCAACACGGAAGCCACGTTCACGAACTACGGGCGCAAGGTCCTGACCAGCGGTTTGACCATCACCCAGAACTTCACCACGAACGTGCAGACGGTGGCGATCGGCAACCAAACGTGGTTCGCGGCCGGTGGTGCGTCGAACGATGTGCTGGGCAAGTTGATCACCGCGTATCGACCGACGTCGGCGTCCCCTGATTCGGCGTGCATACCGATGCTGGCCTACGACTTCACCGCCACCACCACCGGTAGCGACCTCATTGCCCAATTCGCCGGGGGCGTTTTCGGGACGGGGTCCTAAAGCTATGCCCTACCCGCTCCAACTTCTGGACGCCGAACTAGTCGTTCCCACCGCGGCCTCGACGACCGTCCCATTTACCGTCGGCAGCAATTACCAGCCCGGCGACATGCGCATCGTCTACCTATGGTGGGAAACGCAGTCTAGGTGGTCAGATGGCAGCAGCCCAGGCAACTACGGGGTGCTCACTACACCGACTGGTTGGACGCGGCGCACCAATGGCACAGTGTCCTACACAGCCCATGACGACACTCTCAACCTAGACTTAACCGCCACTTATGGTGTGCCCCTCTACACGAGGGTGCTTGCGGCCGGTGATACCGACTTCACGGGCACATATTCCCAGGCCACTAGCCCTTATTACTTCGCGGTCACCCTCAGGAACCCGAATGTGGGGCAGACGTGGTCGGTCGGCACAAACGTGTCCTCCTCCATGCACGGCCCATCCAACGACTCCAGCCCCAGCTACGTCTCCACGATGAACCACAACAGCGTTTCCGTTGCCGCGAACGGGATCGTGCTGTTGTTCGACATTGCCGGCCTGGCCGCGATTACTAATGGCACGCCGGTCATGGTCCCGGCGGCCGGGGTAACGACAGTCATCCAAACCGACGGCGGCGGCGGCCCACAGCAATTGAACACGGTTGGGTTCAACACCTCTGGCACCTCGGGGACCTTGCAAACCCAGTTCGGGAACACGATCTACACCCCCGACTATCCGCAGGCCGTCTGCTCGTACTTCGTCACCACCACCCTGTATTTGGCGCAGAACCCCGACGTCGCTCCGACAATGACGACGTCGCCGAACGAAACCGACGCGGGTGTGGTCGTCACCCCGAGCATCCCGAACACCCAAACGCACTACGTCATGTCCACCTCTCCCAACGAGGTGGACTCCGCGCCGCAGGTGTTCTCCCAGCTCACCGGATACCGGATCAGCCCGCCGCTGGCGATCCCGCAGTCACCGATCACCAACAGCGTCATCCACTGGGACCAGTCCATCCCCGCGATGGGCTCGACGGTCACGGTCGAGACCAGCGTTGACGGTGGCCTGACGTGGCAGCTGGCGGCGAACGACCAGCCGATTCCCCGGCTCCTGCCGGGCACCAGCGTGTGGCAGACGGTGCAAACCCGGGTCACGTTGCGCCGGCTGGCGGTCACCGACCCCACCCCGCGGGTGTCCAACCTGGAAGTTCGGGTCGCCACCAACGCCTCGCAGGGCGAGCTGGTGTCCCTCGGGCTGTTCTCCATCAACAACACCAACATCACGATCACGGGTGGGACCACCGGCGGATCAGCCGGGTCCGGTGGTGGTGGGAGCGGGGTCACCGGGTCCGGTGGCGGCGCCACCGGTGGCGGGCTGTCCATCGAGATCTCCGGGGTGGACCTGTCCCGCTCGGTGTCGCGGAACAGCTGGGAGGACGTCTACTTCGTCCCGGCCGGCACCAATTACGCCACCGCGATCCACGACATCATCGAGGACCGGCTACCCGGCACGCAGTACAACTTCGCCTCCACCACCCACACCACCCCGAAGCTGATCTTCGGGATGTCGATGGACTCCGACCCCTGGCAGGACGCAACAGACCTGGCCACGGCGATCGGGATGGAGCTGTTCTTCGACGCGCTCGGGGTGTGCACGCTGCGCGAGGTCCCGGACCCGGGGACCGGGCAGAGCGTGTGGACGTTCTCCGACTCGGCGAACCCCACGATCGCCTCGGCGACCCGGTCGCTGACCGATCAGACGGTGTTCAACTACATCGTCGCTTACGGCGAGTCGGTCGACAACGCCGTCCCGGTCAGCGCGGTGGCGTTCGACAACAACCCGAACTCGCCGACGTACTTCCTGGGGCCGTACGGGAAGGTCCCCACCAGCTTCACGTCCCCGCAGATCACCACCGTCGAGCAGGCCCAAGCAGCCGCGGACGCGCTGCTGAACCTGTCCATCGGGAACGCGGAGAACGTCGAACTCTCGGTGGTGCCCAACCCGGCTATCGAACCGGGCGACGTGATCACGGTCAGCGTCGGGGAGCTGAAGCTGTCCGGAACGTTCCTGGTCAACGACGTGCAAATCCCCCTGAGCGCGGGCGAGGCAATGGTGTTGACCGTCTACCGCCAATCGAACTAGGAGGTCGGCAGTGTCGGTGTACGGGGCGGTCAACCGGGCCGCGCGATCGCTGGCCCGCCGCAACCGCGCGCAGGTCCGGATCCCTACCGACTCGATGAAGTTGGGGTGCCGGCAGGCGGTGGTGCTGTCGGTCAGCGTCCTGCACCACACCTGCTCAGTGAAGCTGGCGAACTCGGCGACCCCGTTCACCGCCGCCTGGTCGGACCACTACCACCCCACGGTCGGGGACACGTGCTGGGTGATGTTCTTCGGCACCTCCCCAATGGTCGTTTTCCAATGCCAGTAAGGCGGCGCAGGAATGATCCCCCGTCAGCTGGCTAGCGCCATCATCGTCCTCGTCTCGATTGTTTGGGCCGCGAACTTCTTCCTCCAATTCGTCGTGACCACCTACAAACCCGACGTCACCCTCAACGGCGTTTTCATGGCCATTGTGGGCGGCGCCCTCGCGCTGAGCAGGAACGACAACAGCGGTGGCGGGGCGCATGCCAAGAAGCGCAAGCCCTCGGATGACAACTCGGATGACAACTCGGATGACAACTCGGACGACAAGTCATGACCGCGCACGACGTTCTCGGGTTCGCAGTGTCGTCGGTCATCGGTTTCTTCGCTGGTTATGGAGCGTGCTGGATGGCCATGAACGCCGAAAACGGGAACGGAGAACGCCGCAAGTCGTGGTGGCTGACCGACCAGGCGAGGACAGCATTCGGTCTGATCCTGGTAGTGCTCGCACTCAGCTCACTCGGCCTGTTCTACGTGACCAACAACTCGCAGCGGCGCATCGCCGACTGCCAGGCCCAAGTGAACCGGGAAACGGTGGTCGCGCTGCAGGCACGGTCGCAGGCCAGCCGGGAAAACATTCAGGCCGAACACGACTGGCTCTCCTCAGTAGTCGATGTACATGCCACCCAAGAAGCGCGACTAGCAACCACCCTCAAGTACATCGCGGCGCTAGAGAAACTCGCGGCGGCCCAAGACCAGAACCCCCTCGTCGCCAAGCAGTGCTACTAGCCGATGTTGCCCATCTCGATTCGATGCGGCGACGGCACGGTGCGGGTGGAAGCACAGCCCGGGGGACCAGTGCGGCTGTCCGTGCGCGGCCCCCGCGACTTGGTGGCACTACGCGGCCACCGGGACGGCGTGACGCTGAGCCCGGAGGCGGTTCAGCTCCTCCTGGCCGCCCTGGTCGTGGCCAGACGCGACGCCCACGGCCTACCGCTAGGGCGGTCCTAGCGCCATCGAAAGAAATCGGGAGATACGGGAATGGGTCAACACGGCGTAAGTGACCGCGGCCCTGGCTGGTCGCCTGTGAGTACGCGCGTGTTTCGCCGCGCATTGCAAGGCATCTATCGCCGAATCACGGCGCTAGAGGTGATGGCAGGTATCGAAGGAGCAATGATTGTGGCTACCCAGGCCGACGTAGACGCCCTGACCGCCGCTGTAGGCGATCTGGAGTCTCAGGTCACCGCCGACGAAACTGAGCTCGGTACCGCAGTGGCCGGCATTCAGGCCGAGATCGACGCACTCAAGAACGCCAACCCGGCTCTCGACCTGACCGGGCTGCAGGCGAAGGTTACCGACGCGCAGAGCGCGGTGACCGATCTCGGGACGGCGGTGTCCAGCGTTTCCGCGCTCGTTCCGCCCGCCACTTCCTAACCCAACGACTCCGACGCCGGCCGGGTGACCCGTCTCCGTCCCCGGCCGGCGTCGGCCCCATTCCGGACTCGGAGGGAAATGGGTACCTCAGTACTCGGGATCGACGTCGCCAGCTGGCAGGGAAAGCCGGACTGGGCGAAGGTCGCCGCCGCCGGCTACAAGTTCGCCTACGTCAAGGCCAGCGACGGGGGGAACGCCAAATATGCGTCGGCCGATTCCCAATTCGCGGGGGCCACCGCCGCCGGCTTGGCCACCGGTCTCTACCACTTCGCCAACCCGGGGGTTTCGCCCACAGCGAACGCCGCCGCGTTCGCCTCGCAGCTGAACCGTCTCGGCGCCCTCGCCGGCCACCTGCCCCCATGCCTCGATCTCGAAACCGGGTCGGGGGACCTGTCGGGGTGGGCGCGGTCTTTCATCTCCGAGCTACGCGCCCGCACCGGTATTCGCCGGGTGATGGTCTACAGCGGGGTGTCGTTCTTCACCACACACATCCGCGAATCGTGGATGGACCCCGACGTTCTGCTGTGGCTGGCCCACTACGGCGTCCCGGCCGGCAGCCCCGGCTATTCCTCGGCGCGGGTGGCGATCCACCAGTACTCCTCGACCGGGTCCATCCCCGGCATCGGCGGCAATTGCGACGTCGACTATGCGATCTGGCCGCTGGCCCGAATCCTCACCGGAGGAGACACCGAATTGACTCAGGAAGAGCACGACGCACTGATGCTGGTGCGTGACTGGATCACCACGAAGGTCCCGGCGTGGCCCGGTGGCACCACCTACCCGGCGAACACGCCCAACCCGGAGCAGCTGACTCCGCTCGAGTTTTTGCTCCGCAACAACGTCGAGACCCGGCAGGCGTTCAACGCCGCCGTGCTGCCGATTTCGGCGGCCGACGTCGCCCGTATCGCTCAGGCCGTGGTCGGCCTGCTGCAGCACAACACCCCACCCGCCTAGCCAGGAGATTCCGATGCGTGTACTCGGGCGCGAGCCTGCCCAAATCGCGGCGGCACTCGCCGCCGCGGTCCAGCTTGTCTGTGCCCTGTTCCTGCCCCTGAGCGTCGCGCAGCAGGGCGCGGTGAACGCGGCGTGTGTGGCGGTGGCGGCGGTGTTCACCGCGCTCGCTGTGTCCAAGGAGAAGGCCGCGCCGCTGGTCACTGGTGCTCTGCAGGCGATCATCGCGCTAGCCCTGGCGTTCGGGATCTCGCTCACCCCGGGCATGCAGGCCACGATCATGACGTTGGTGTCCACGCTCGGCGGCTGGTGGCTGCGCACTCAGGTCTGGGCGCCCCTGCCGCCCGAGGCCGTGGCCAGCAACCGACACGTGGCCTGACGATGGCGACCAAGCCAGGCCCGTTCCTGGGCATCGGCACCAACAGCCACTTCGAGCTGCAGACCGCCTACCCGGGCAACAGCTCCATCACCACGATCTCCCAGTCCCAGCTGGCGGGAGGCTGGACTCACAACCCCGAGTTCCAGATGAACGCCAAGGGTGACGCCGTGCAGATGCGGGTGGCGATGAACGCGCCCACCACCTCAGGCACGAAGAACCCGCGCACGGAGTTCCGCGAGATGGCCGCAGGCGGCACGACGGAGATGGCGTTCGACCCGTCCCGGGGCTACCACATGCTGTGGGTGACCGAGGCGGCCACGCACCTGCCGGCGGTGAAGCCGAGCGCGATCGGCTGCCAGATCCACAACTCCCAGTCGGACGTGATCGAGATGGGTTGGCAGCCGCGCGGCGCCACCGGGAAGGTCGAGTTCGTGTTCCGGGTGAACGGGACCAGCTCGGGCCTGCCCCGCCTGAGCACCGACTACGTCCTCGGTGACAAGACGACGTTCGGGATGGCGTTCCACCAGGGCGGCTGGGCGATCTACCACGAGGACCTGCTCGTACCGTTCTACACATCCGACGCCCCGGGCGCCCCGGAGATCGCCTTCACCGGCAAGAAGGACTGCTACTTCAAGGCCGGCTGCTACGCCCAGTCCAACGCGACGATCGACAAGGCCACCGAGTACGCCTCGATCGACCTGTACTCGATCAGCGCCTACCACTCGATGTAGATCCACACAGAGCACG